TCAGCTGGATAGAGCGACGGCCTCCGGAGCCGTAGGCCAGAGGTTCGAATCCTCTGTGGCGCGCCCTTGTTTTGCAGCACTTCCCGCCGGCGACGCCGAATCGCTGGGGGAGAATTGGGGGAGAGTTCGGCCGCCGGCTCCCGCGGCCTCCGGCAGGGCCGCCACCGTCAGCCGCCCGGCCTCGGCGAGCACGCCGGGCGCGAGGTGGGCGTAGCGCTCCGTGACGGTGATCGAGGTGTGCCCGAGGACGTCCCGCACCTCCTCCAGGCGCCACACCCTCCCCCACCAGCCGGCGACCAGCGAGCTCGCGCCCGTGTGCCGGAGGTCGTGCCAGCGCACCGACCGCCCGTCGTGGCGCTTGCTCGCCTCGCCGAGCCCGGCCGCGGCGAGGTAGTCGCTCCAGCCTCGCGGCGCCTTCTTCCCGCGATGGCACCCGCGCGGCGTCGGAAAGACGAGGTTCTTGGGGTTCCGTGGCGCGAAGACCGGCAGGAGCTGCAGCCAGCGCTTGGCCGCGGCGAGGGCGAGCCCGAACAGCGGCACCCGCCGGATCTTCTTCCCCTTCGTCGACGCGTGGTTGGGACCGCCGTACCGCACCATCACGTGCGGGTAGGGGCCGCTCACCACGAGGTCGGGTAGCTCGAGCGCCCACTGCTCGCCCTGGCGCAGGCAGACCCCGATGGCGAACGCGACGATCATCCGATCGGCTTCGGGGATCGCTGCGCACGTCAGGAGCGCGCGCTGCTCTTCGGGCGGCAGGTACGTCCAGCCCTCGTCGCGCGAGACGCGCGGCCCCCGGATCTTGCTCGCTGGGTTCACGGCGAGCAGCTCGTCGTCGACGGCGCCCTGCAAGCATGACCGGAGCAGGGTCAGGCAGTGCTTCTGCGTCTGCGGGGAGATCTTCCTCTTCGTGCGCTTGTCCGCGGCAGCTCGGCCCGCGAGGCTGGCGAGCCAGGTCTTGATGTCGCGGCGCCCGATCGTCCGCAGCGGGTCGTCGGCGAAGGGCGCGGAGAGCACGTAGCGCGTCCACCGCCCCTGATCGCTCGCGGTGTTCTTCCCGCCGGCGAGCTCACGCTGGGCGAGCCACTTGGCGCCGTACTCCCGGAGCGTCTCGCCCGAGGTCACCACGTCGCCGCGGGCCTGCAACACGGAGAACCCGCGCAGGAGGCTCTCCGCCTCCTCCCTCGTCGTCACCGTGTCGAGGTCGCGGTACTTCCCATCGACGGGGACGCGCACGCGGAATTTGCCGCGGCGCTCCTCGATCGTTCCGCCGCCAAATGGCACGTCTCGCGGTCTCATCGGAGCAGCATACCTTTCGCCTTGGTGGCCCGCTGCGCGCGCCGAACGTCGGCTTCCGTGGCGGCCGCGGCCGCGGGTTGTCGACGGCGCCGACGGCGCGGCCGCGGCGAGGGTTCCGTCACCACCGGCGCGCGCCCCGGCGAGCTGGGCACGGGCGGCGTCGGCGGCGCGATCGCCTCCAGCTCCGCCGCGAAGCGCGCGCGGGCGACCAGCTCGTCCTCATCGTCGGGGGCGGGCACGGGGGTCGGCTCCGGCGCCGGCCCGCCACAAAGGAGGTGCACCAGCTCGGTCTGCGCCGAGAGCATCTGCTGCTGGAGCTGCGCGACCCGGCGCCGCTGGGTCAGATCGATCACGCGCGCGCTCATCTCGTCCTCATGGCTCGCACGCTGACCACCGAGGCGCCTGGAAACTCAGGCGCTCGCGCGTCGGGCCTCCCGGCGTGCCCGGGCGGGGGCTTTACGATCACGACGCCCCCGGACGGCGATCGTTCGCGGGCGCCGCGTCCGGCGCTCCGTCGTTCGCCGGCAGCGGGCCGAGGAGCTCGCGGCGCGCCTGGGCGAGCAGCCGGGCGGCCCGCGCGCACCCTTCGCAGTCGCAGGTGCACAGCCTGCCGTCCGCCGTGGTCGTGCAGTCCGCGCCGGCGCAGTGATCGACCGCGAGACCTGCCGCGCGCGCGATCGCGCAGTGCGCCGCGTACCGCTGCTCGACCGCGTCCCCTTGCGCCGGCGGTGGCGTCGGCGACGACCGGACCACGCCGGCGGAGGTCTGGGTCTCCTCCGCCCAGGCCTGGCGCGCCGCCGCCCTCTCCTCCGGCAGGATGTGCCGTCGCCGACTGCCCGCGGGCGCGATGCCGCTCAGCGTGGGGCGAGCGCTGGTGATGGGGGCGAGCGTGGTGACGACCGTGAGCTCGTCGTCGCTGTCCTCGTCGCCGAGGCGCGGGGCCTCCGCCAGCGTCCGGCGGGCATCGGGGTCGACGTCGGCCTGGGTGGGGGCCTGCCTGGCCATGGAGAGGGCCTGCAGGAGCGTCGGCAGCTGGCGGCGCGCCCGATCCTGGTCGCGCGCGTCCTCCGCCGCCTCGGCGGACCTGCGGAGCTCAGCGCGCTCCAGCTCGCGCTGGGTGGTGTCGGGGGCGGCGTCGGCCACCGGGCTCAGCGCGGGCAGGACGATGGGCACCGGGTCGCCGGGGTTGATGCCCCCGCGGTCCCCCGTGTCGTCGACCGCCGGCTCCGGCAGGAGGGCAACCTCGAGCTCGCGCGCCACGTCGCGACGCGGGCGAGCGGGCGCGGGCGCGCGCGGCGAAGGTGCGCCTGCCGAGTGCGCGATCGCCGCGACGGGCGCGGCGGTCACCCGCGCGTCGGCGGGCACGACGATCCCGGCCACCGTCTGGCCGAGGGCCTCCAGCGTCGCCGCCTGCCGCGATACGCTGTGCCCCACGGCCGAAACGGTGCCCGACAGCGTGGCGATCCGCGCCCCTTGTTGCCGCAGGCAGTACAGCAGGAAGCTGCACAGCGCGGCGGCGGCGAGACTCACGACGACTGCGACGATTCCCACAGATACCCCCCTTCCACCGCCGCGATCACGGCGTACAAGACGACGTTGGTCGGGCCCGCGTAGGTGGCCCAGCGCTCGAAAATGGAGCCGTAGAACGGCGCGAGGCGCGCGAGCTCCACCGCGCCGAGCACCAGCAAGACGGCGTGCGCGCTGGTCGGCCGCGCCCGCCTGGCGCCCCACTCCGTCAGCGCCGCGACGTAGATCGCGAGCGAGACCAGCAGCGCCGCGAGGTAGACCCGGGCCAGCCCGGGGCCCCTCACCAGGTCGGACGGGTACAGCGCCACGAGCCCGGCCCACGTCAGGAGCCACGCGACCAGGGCGGGCCACGCACGGCGCCCCGCGAACACCACCAGGACGAGGCCCACGAGGCCCGCGGGCCACGCCAGGAAGCCCAGCTCGTCGAGGTGGAACGCGAGGCGCACCAGGCCGACATGCGGCCGCGGCGCCGCGGCGAAGTCGATGGCGCGCGCGAGCGCGAAGCGCGCCAGGTCGATCGCGACCATGGCCACGAGGAACACGGCGATCGGCCGGTGCTCGGCGCGCCGATGGGCGAGCCAGACGGCCAGCACCGCGGCGAGCGCGGCGAGCGCGTACCAGATGCCGGGCTGCGGCGGCGTGCTCATACCAGCGCCGCCTGTGCGACGGGTCGGAAGCCATCCCACGTGGCGCCGATGCTGTAGGAGCGCCCCTGCCACTCGAGGAGGTCGATCCCGTCCGCGTGCACGCCCTCGTGCAGCACGTTGTACGTGAGGCGATCGAACACGAATGGGATGCACGAGGGTGCGCCGACGAGCGCCCAGAGGACGACCGGCTTGTCGTCGTCGGGGTCGTCGACGAGGAGCAGCGGCTGGTCGGCGCCGGTGTCGGCGTTGACGAAGACGCCGAGCTCGGGGGCGCTCCCGCGCGCGCCGAGGGTGACGCGGTAGCCGAGCTTGGCGGCGGTCGCGAGGAGAATTGCCGGGATGCCGGGTGAGACGGGCACGTTCACGAGGCCGTTCCTTTCGGGGTGGGGTGGAGCTCCTCGAGCTCGCGGGCGAGGTGGGCGCTCTCGACGTCGATCATGAGCTCCACGCTCCAGCTCAAGGTCCCGCGCTCTTCTGGCCGGGCGTGGCCGGCGTGCTCCTCGAGGAGCCGGCCCAGCTCGGCGCCGACCACCCGGTGAAGCGCGATCGCGCGCACCAGGATCTGCACGTCGACGGCGGCCAGCTCGCGCAGCGTGCCGGCCGCCTGGTGGAGGCGCTCGATGGCGCCGGCGAGATCGTCTCGACGATCCTGGTAGTCCTGTTCGGTCGTTGCTGTCGCTGCCATGGGGGTCATTTCCTCGGGTCGAAGTCGAAGTCGCGGCGGGGATCGAACCTCAGGGACGCGGGCGCGGGCGCCGGCTCGAGGTCCGCCTCGTCGACGCACGCGCTGCACAGGTCGTCGGCGACCCACGCGCACGCGCTCCCATCGGGCATCTCGCAGGCGGCGAGGTCCGTGCACCCACACGCGATGCAACGGCGGATCATGAGCCGCTCCTCACCGAGGCCTTCGCCCCGAGCTCGGTGGCGGCGACCCCGCGCTGGAGCTGGGAGGTGACGCGGGCGAGGGCCGCCGCACCGCCGACGTCGTGCGCCACGGCGCCGATGCCGCGGAGCGCGGTGCCCATCATGTCGTTGCAGAGCCGGGCGCGGAGCGTCACCGCGGCGATCCGCGCGAGGACGGTCGGGTCGAGCCGCGCGTCTCCCGGCGCCGGGGCGCCGACCGCCTTCATCGCGGCGAGGAGCCCCTCGATGGTGCTCTCGGCCTCGAGGAGACACTCCTCGGCGGACGCGGCCAGGGCGAACAGGTTCGCGGCGTGTTCGGTGCTCATGTCAGGCCACCTCCCGCGCCGGCTTGAGCTGCGCGACCACCTGCCGCCCCACGGCGCAGTCCCGGCACGGCGCGGTGATCCTGGCGACCTCGCGGCGCTCCACCAGCCTGGACGTCGCCTTCCCTGTCGTGTCGGCGTTCGCGCTCCCTTGGCGCGAGGAGCACGCCCCCGCCGTCAGGTTGGCGTGCAGCCGCGCGCAGTGGAAGGCGTCGCTCGCGCGGGCGATCTCGGCGATCGGGAGCACGGTGAGCCGCACCATGGGCGCCGGAGGCCGCGGCCTGGTGATGGTCGGCCCGGCCTCGGGTACCGGCGCGGTGCGCTTCGGAGGCGGCGCCCCGTCGTTTTCCGGATGGGGGGGGGGCAGCCGCGGGCTTGCGCCGGCGCCGCGCCGCCGGGAGCCGCGCGGCCGGGACGTCGGCAGCGGCGACCACCTCGGCCCCGAGGGCGCCGAGGCGAGCGCGGTAGGCGCGCGCGAGGCCCTTCCACTTGCTCGACAGGAGCACGCGGGCGGCGGCGCCGCGGCGCGCCTCCAGCAGCTCGCCCTCGCGCTCCTCGAGGAGCAGCTCCAGCTCCCCCACGCGGCGCTGGCAGGCGTCGCTCTCACGCTCGAGGTGGGCGACGCGCGGATCGACCGCCGCAACCGGGGCGGGCGCCGGCTCGCGCGCCTTCCGGGCCGGGCGCGCCGGCGTCGAGCTCGCCGCGCTGGCGCGCCGCGGGCGCCGCTGGAAGAGCGCCAGGTACTCCGGCGCCACCGGAGTCTCGTCGGGCGCCTCCGCCGCTGCCTGGGGCGGCGTCGCGGGCGCCTGCGCATCCCGGCAGCCCTCCCGGTGCTTCCCACGCTGGCCGCAACCGCAGGTCCTCATCGGCTCGCTCCCGCGTAGATCTCGGCCGTCACTCTCCCCGCGCTCGCAGGGAGCTCGGGCCGCGTCTCGTCGACCTGGGCAGCCGCGCAGCCGACGCAGAGCGCGCCCTGGCCGTCGGAGGGCAGGCAGGGGCGCCGGCAGCCGAGGAGCGACTTGATCGCGTCCTCGTCCTGACCGAGCGCCATGTACGCGACGCCGGCCTTCACCACGACGCAGTCGACCGCGTGGGTGTTCGCGCCGCGCATCACGCAGAACCGGCACGCCGCCCCGAGCCGCGGGCCCAATTCCATGACCTCGTCCAACACGTCCATCACGGCCGCGACGACGCGAGACGGAAGCACGACGAGCCGGGCGCTCATGATCCACCGCCCGCGCTGGCGGCCCCGGCGAGCCACTCGTCGACGACCTTCTTCATGTCCTCGCGATCGCAGCTGCTCGCGTAGGCGAGCGCCGTCTCACCCGACCAGAGCAGCAGCGCGAAGCCGACGCCGGCAGGGATCCGGTGCGCGAGGTTCTTGCCGAGCGCGCGCATGTCCTCGACCGCCCGTGCGTGCTGCTCGGCCGAGGCAGGGATCGCCGGAACGATGCCGCCGGCGTCGAGCCAGCATCGGAGCCTCGCCACGGTGGCGCTCGGCTTCGCGTTGGAGAAGAAAGCCAGGTTCCCGTCCGCGCCGAGGTCGACCAGGAACAGGATGAAGTGCGCGTCGCCCTTCACGGCCGCGTGGATCTCGCGCCCGAGGTCGGCGCACTGCCGCTCGAGGATGAGGCGCACCTGCGTCGCGGCCAGCTCGCCGGGCGTCACGGCGCACCCGTGGGCTTGGTCGTCCGGCGCACCAGCACCACGACGGCGCCGCCGGCGGCCTCGGCGCGGCCGCGGAGCGACGACATCGCGCGCCGGACCAGGGCCGCGGCCTGCGCAGGGCGGATGATGAGGCGCGCTTCGTAGACGCCGTCCTTGCCGTTCCAGGTGCCGAGCGCGACCTCGGTGGTGCGCTGGTCCGGCGCTGGCGCCGGCGGCGGCGGCGGATGAACTGGGCGCGCGGGACGGGTTTCCGTGCTCATCGTGCGGCTCCTCTCGCCGGCACCGCTTCGGCGCCGGCCATGATCGTGCTGTAGAAGCGCGCGACCTTCTGCGCGGTGGAGGCGAGCACGCGGCGCCTCCGGAGCTGGAGCGCGGGCGTCTTGGCGCCGAGGCGCTGGGCGAGCTCACCCCTGGTGAATCCCTCGCGCAGCAGCTTGCGAATGAGCTTCCAGGTCGGCCCGGCGTCGACCAGGGCGCCGTCGGCGATCGCCGCGGCCGTCACCGCGAGCAGGCGATCGGCCGTCGCCTTCCGGATCCGCTTCTTCTTCCCCGCGGCCAGATCGCCGACGGTCGTGGCGCGCACGTCGGAGGCCGCGGCGACGGCGTCGCGGCCGAGGCCCTGCGCGCGGAGCTGCTGTAGGTGGGCGCGGACGGGTGAGGCGTCCACGATGGGGTTGGCGCGGCCGTAGACCAGCGCCCGCGCCCGCCCGCTCTGATACGCCGCGTTGGCGCGGCGGCAGTCCGCGTACCGGCAGCCGCTCGTGTAGCGAGCGCGCACCCCGTGGGGCCAGTGGTCGGCGGCCGGCAGGTCTGCGGGCCGCGTCATCGGGCGCCCCCTCCCAGCTCGAGCAGCTCGGCGCCGGCCTTGGCCGCGAACGCGATCAGGTCGAGGCAGAGCTTGCAGGTGTCGACGTGCGCCTCGATGCGCTCGATCTGCGCCGGGGTCGCCTTGCCGGCGCAGAAGGCGACGACGAGGGTCTCGTCGAGGCAGGGCGTGGCCATCAGAGCACCAGCCTTGCGTCGAACGTGACGCTGACCTCGGAGGCGAGGATCGGGAGCCCGTGGTCGCCGAGGAGCCCCGCGCGGACCTCCTCGGGCGGGATGGCGAAGTCGGCCGCGAGCCCGCGCACCAGGCGCTCAAGGACCTCGGGCGCGAGGGCGGCGACGTCGACGACGTAGACCTCCCGCACGCCGAGGCCCTCCAGGTGCGACCGGTGCGGCACGGGAGACTTGATCGGGACGGTGTCCGTACCGAAGTCGGCCAGCCACTTCGCGGCGCGCGGCGAGGCGAGATCGATGGTGGCAGTCGGGCGCCGGAGCGTCATCGGGAGCCCCCGCGGCGCTTGGGCATCGCCGGGAGGCGCTCGCCGGCGGCGTGCATGAGGGCGCGCACCCCGCCCCCGAACCCCTCGCCTCCCGACAGGGCGCGCTTGGGATCACTGCCCTGCCCGATGTAGCCCCCGAGGGCGTCGTGGATCTCGCTGTGGGCGAGCTTCGCGTTGACCGCTTGGCGCACCGAGCTCGTAGAACCATCAGAACCATCGCTGATCACTGCGCGGAGCGCCGCGGCGTTGGCGCGCGCCTCCTCCGCGGCGAGGGCGATGCCCATGGGGTCGCCGGCCCGCTGGAGCTGCTCGGGCGTGAGGCCTTCGAGCAGCGTCGCCATGACCGCGGGGTTGGTCTCCGGCGTGATGGCGCGGAGGGGCGCCAGGGCGTCGTCGACGCGCCGGAGCGCGGCGTGGACCCACTTATCCGTGGGCGTCGCGGGCCTCTTCGTGGCCTTCATCGCCGGCCTCCCACGCCCAGCTCGAGCTGCTCGGCGGCGACGCTGCCTACGCAGGGTGGCGCCTTCTCCACCCACCCGGCCGTCCGGCCCGACAGGTACACCGTGACGCCGGCCGGCTCCAGGCGGCGCTTGGCGGCGGAGCAGCCCTCTCGGGTGCAGGTCTGCACCCACAGCCCGAGGCGGAGGACCTTGCGCTCGGCCCATGCGTGACGCCGGGCGCTCACGCTCGACCTCGGCGCACGGACAGCGCGCCGCTCTTCGCGCGGCCGCCCTTGTTCGTCAGCGCGGCGCGGTAGAGCGTCCGCACCTCCGCCTCGTCGACCTCGACCGTCAGCACGACCGGGAGCGTCGAGCCCTCGGGGATCTTCGCGCCGAGCGCTCGAGCGTCGTCCTGGGTCAGCTCGACCCCCCACGTCCGCGCCGCGCTCACGCTGCACCTCCCGCCGCCGGCTCGGTCCACAGGTGCGCGAGCTCGGGCGCGACCCGCGCCTCGAAGTAGCCGCGCGCCTCCTCCTCCGCGGTACCAGCGCCGCCGCCAAACTGGGACAGGTCGCGACGGATCGCGTCCCGCAGCCGGCGCGCGCGAAACACGTCCCCCAGCAGCCGCGTGAGGTCGGCCCTCGCGGCCGGATAGTAGTCGTCGGGCCGCTCGGCCACCGCGTCGAGGCCGTCGAGCGAGGCGGCCAGCCCCTCGAGCGTCAGCATCGTCAGGGCGCGGTGGGCGGCGATCCCGTCGACCGCCTCGTCGAGGCGGTGCAAGACGTGCAGCGGGGCCACCGAGTCCGCGTCCTCGATGTCTTGATGGAGCTGCTCGACAAGGGCGCACAGCGCCTCGGTGACCGAGGCGCACCCGACGAGGTCGGCGCCGTCTTCCCACCCGGGCCGATCCAGGAACCGATTCACGCGCGCGTGCCACCGCCCGGCCTCGGTGCACCAGGTCAGGATCTCCGTCTCCACGGGCTCCACGGGCGTCACGCGCGCGTCCGGGCGATTGAGGACCCGGAGCAGCTTGGTGGCCCCCGCGGCGGCATCCTGGCGGAGGCGGGCCACCAGGTCGACGTAGAGGGCGCTCATCGGGAGGCCTCCCGCGCGAGCTGCGCCAGGGCCCGGGCCTGCGCCGGCGGGTCCGTGTAGTCGAGGGCCTCCGCGACCGTCCGCGCGCGGCCCACGGGGCAGGCGTCGGTGTGGAGCGGGTAGTACCCCGGGCCCTCCTCGTTGGGGACCATCTCGCAGAGCCCGCAGGAGTTCCGCTCTCGATCCCCGATGGCGAAGAAATCCCGGAGCAGCTCCAGCGCGGCGTCGTAGGCGGCGACGGGGACCTCGACGACCTCGACGTTGAGGAGCTGGCGGAGCTGCTCGAGGGCGGCGAGCGTGGGAGCGGCCTTGGTGACGGGCCGGTGCGACGCGATCGCTCGCTCGCCGTTGGTGGCGCCGTTGGCCAGTACGACGTCGACGGGGCGACCGCACACGTCGCAACGGAACGGCGGCTTGGCGTCGGCGAACACGAGCTGGCCCGAGCCGCTGCACTCGACCGCGGGGGCGCGCGCGGGCGCCGAGGCGGGAGGCCGCGCGCTCACGCGTCACCACCCGGCGCGTTGCAGCCGCCGCTGGCGCTCGTAGGCACCCCGCCGATGGCCATGCCGCCGTCGAAGCACACCACCACCCGCCATTCGCCCGGCGCTGGCGGCGGGGTGCTCAACATCGGCGTGAGGTCCAGCTCGTAGTGCTCGCGCATCAGGGCGACCACGCGCTCGGGCGGCTGGAAGCCGCACACCATCGCCGTCCCGCCCTTCGTCGCGGCCGCGGCCCGGAGCGCCTTCACCAGGCCGGGCGGGCTCAGGCGCTCCGCGAGCCAGACCCACGGCTCGACCGCGATGCACATCAGCAGGTGCGTCGCCTCGCTGTGGTGTCGCGAGACCGCCCAGCGCGCGAGCTGTTCGAGCGCGTCGCGGTTCGCCGCGACCAGCGCCTGGGCCTTGCCCTCCGCGCCGGCGGCCTCCGGGGTGCCGTTGACGTGCGCGAGCCTCGGCTTGGTCTCCATGGTCTCTGTCCTCCCTGGGATCGGCGCGACGTGCGCCGAGGTCACGGCCGCGATGGCCAGGATCAACGCGAGCATCCCCACCACCAGGACGAGGAGCAGCACCTCGGTGGCGTCGAGGCCGTCCTCGGGGTCGGGCGTCCGGTCGGTGGCGCTCAAGCGGCACCTCCGCCGGGCGGCCGGCTCTCGAGCGCGTTGTGCGCGTCGAGGAACATGAACGCCGCCGCGAGGTCCTCGCCGATGTCCTCCGCGCTGGCCTCGACGAGGAGCTGGAGGTGGGTGATCTTCGTCGCGTCGAGGTCGAGCTTGTCGGCGTAGGCCGCCACGACCAGGAGCGCGTCGGCTGCCATCGTGCGCGCGCTGACCGTCCCCGCCACGAGATCGCCGCGCGTGGCGTGGGCGAACAAGTCGCCGGACCAGCGACGACCCGCCTCGGGCTTGGCGCCGACCAGCGCGGATCGCATCGAGGCGAGCGCGCGCAGCGCGAGGTAGGCATGGTACGCGGCGTCGCGCTCGGTGAACTGCGGGGACGGCTGGGGGCTCACGAGAGCACCGCCGCGGCGAGCCGGACCCACCTGTCGCGCGGGAGCGACTGCGCGCACAGCGCCAGCCAGGCCTCGACGTCGAGGTCTCCGCGGGGCGGGAGCTGCATGTCCGGCAGCTCGCGCAGGAGCTGGAGGAGCGCGGGCGGGCAAGCCGAAGGCGCGAGCGAGCGCGAAGCAAGGGACATCGGAGCCTCCCTGGCGCTCGAACGAGCACCACGAAGGCAAAGATTAGGTTAGGCGAACCGAAGTGGCAACCGAAAGTTTTCGGCTAGCCTAAGATTGTCTCCTCGCTGCACGGTTCCGCGGCTGGGGCGGACGCGACGTGCGCACCTCGCCGCTCTCCTCCGGAGTCGCCAAGCGCGGGGCTTCCGCCAGCTCGAGGTCTCGCCGGCGCATGCGCAGGATCCACCAGACGGTCGAGGCATCAGCGTCCGCAGGCGAGGCCGGTGCGGCGAGCACGTCCCGGATCGCCTCCTCGGAGATGCCGTCCTCGCGCGCCAGGTCGGCGGCTACGGCTCGTCGATGAGCTCGGCCTGCTGCCTGGGCGACGGATGGAGGTGCCGGTGCCGGGTCCTGGGCCGCCCATTCGGTCGCGGCGGCGATGAGCGTCGGCATCGTCATGCCGAAGGCTTTGGCCAGGGCATCGGCTGTCTTCCATCCGACTCCCACCGCGTGGTTTTGCACCTCGGATACCTGTGCGCCTGATATCTCCCCGAGTTTCGCCAACTCGGCGGCGGTCTTGCCGGAGCTGACCCACTCGCGCACGCGCCACTGGAGGTACCTGGCGATCTGGTTGGGCATCGACCGCGACATGGATCCCGCGTAGCACGCGACCGATTTAGGCAAGCCGAAGTCGACGGGGTTGATCTTTGCTTCACTTCGCCTAAGCTAAGGGCACATGAGCACCAACGATCCGCCGCCGGGATCAGGGCGAACGCTGCTGCGGGCCGCGATCGACGCCTCGGGACTCACCGCCGGCTACGTGGCCAAGGAGGTGTTCGGCGTCAGCGAAGCGAGCATGTCCGACTGGCTCAGCGGTAACAACCGCCCACGCCCGGAGCACCGAGCGGTCGCGCTGGAATGGGGCGGCGTCCCGGGCGAGGCATGGGAGACCGAAGCCGAACGCGCGCGACGCTTGCGCGCCCGCGAGCTCGCCCCAGCGAAGCCGGCTTCCACGAAGAAGCCCGCCCCGAAGACCAAGCCCCGCCCCTCCTCTCCGCCCTCCTCCAGCCCGGCGAAGCCCGCTCGACCAGGCCGCACCCGTGCCCCGAGCACACCGGCTCCCGCGGCCCGGGCGCCGCGCGGGACGCGCCGATCACCGAAGGTCGCGGCGCCCGCCGCGTAGGGGATGAGGACGCCGATGCTACGTGCCGAGGATCTACAGTCGCAGGGGGCGCCGCTTCTCGTGCCGCAGGCAGAAGATCACCACCCGCTGCGCCTCGAGGTTCACCCGGTAGTAGAGCTGGTACGGGCTCTGCGAGAGGCTGACCTTGCGGATCTCGGTCGACCACGTGCCGCGGCTCTTCTCCACCGGCTTGCCGCTCTCTGGCAGGCCTTCGAGCCGCTCGCGGATGCGCACCAGCTCGTCATCGAGGGCGGCGGCGCGGACGACGCCGAGGTAGGTGCGCGCGGCGAGGACCTCCAGCGATGCCCGCGGGTCCCAGGTGACCGTGAAGTGCCTCATCCGGTGAGGCGCTGGGGCGGGAAGAGCGCGTCCCAGGCGACCAGGCGCCCCTCGCGCTCGGCGTCCAGCGACTCCTCCAGGCGGCGCTCGAGCTCGTCCTCGTCCTCGGGCGTCAGGGCCTCATCCCGTTCCGCTTGGGGCTGCTCCTTCCCGGTGCTCATGGCTCAGGATAGCACGGGCGGGGAGAGCGTGTTCCACGGGCAATCGGCGCCCCCCCCCCCCCGCGGGACTTCGACGTGATCGCGAGGCGACCGTGACGCGCGCCGAGCTGCTCGCCCTCGCGCGGGAGGCCCTCGCCGCCCAGCGCATCGCCGCGCCGTTGATCGGCAAGCTCGTCACCGAGCTGGTCACGGCGCTCGCGGATCTCCCTGTCGGGCCCGACCACATCATTTTCGACGTCGCGCTGCTCGAGCTGCTCGGCGAGATCTCCAGCCACGGCGCGGCCGCGGGGCGGCTCCGCGATCTCCTCGGCGGCCCGCTGGTCGTGATCGCGTCGCTGCTGTCCCCCCGCACCCGCCGGCAGGTCGCCTCCGCCCTCCAGGTGGGCACGGACCGCGCGCGGGAGAACTGCGCGTGCCAGAGCTGCGCGGCCGATCGCGCCGCCGCGGCCGCGGCGCTGGAGCAGTCCCTCGTGCGGGCCCGCGAGGCCGCGCGGAGGCCGACCGGATGACCCAGCCCACGCCGCGCCTCCAGCAGGTCCCGCTCTTCGTCGACCCCGCGCTCGAGCGGGCCGTGGCCGCCCTCCCCGCCGCGCTGCGCGACGTGGCCCGGGGTCTCCGGCTCCACTTGCTGGCCGACGGCCGGACGTTCCTCGAGGTCGCCGCCGCGGGCGCGCTGGCGGACAGCGTCACGCTCGCCGAGCTGCTCGGCGGCGACCGCCACCGCGCCCCCGCAGCGGCGCGCCGCCGGGCCTGGTACGACTGCTACACCGGCATGGCGTCGAAGAGCTACCCGGTGGTGGCCCGGGCGTTTGGGGGCACCCACCACACCACGGTCCTCGCCGGCGTGCGCCTGCACGCGCGGCGGCTCGCCGGCGAGCTCGCCGCGGCCGAGGCGGTGCGGGACTACATCGCGCGCCAGCCGGCGCCGGCGAACGGGCCCGCGGCGGCGGACCTGGCGAGGACCGGATGACGGCCCCCGAGCTCGCCGACCACGTCGACGAGGCGCCAGTGCTACGCCCCAAGCGGCTGCCGCGCGTGGACGCGCCTGGTGAGGGCCGGCGGCGCCTGAAAAAGGGCTGGTACCGGACGCATGTGCCCGACCCTGCCTCGTCCCCGATGCATGCGAAGGGGCAGGCGTCGCCACGCTGCTCGCCGATCCGCACGCCGCGCGTGCTCCAGGTGACCGCGCGCGCGCTGGCAGGCGTGCGGCGCATCATGGCGACGCCGGGCATGGAGCCGCTCACGCGCATCGGCAAGATCCACGTCGTGCTCAACGTGCCGAATCGGCTGCGCGGCTTCCTGCAGATCATCAACGAGAGCGCGCACGAGGGTAACGGCCGGGCCTGCATCTTCCGAAGCGCCCGGGAGCTCGCGCTGGACTGCGAGCAAAGTCGCGCCTCTTCGATCGCGCACGCGGCGGAGGCGGAGGCATTCGACCTGGTCGCGATCCGTCAGCGCAAGCACGAGGCGTTCGGCAACCTCCGGAACGCGATTTGGTCGAAGGTACCGCAGGTCGTGATCGATTTGATCGCGGCCGACGTCGCCAACGAGGGCCCCGCGGTCGCGGAGCAGCTGCGCAAACTCAACCAGATCGGCGAGCGCGAGCTCGCGCTCGCCGGCGTCGTCGAGCTGGGTGAGGAGAGCGCTGCCAACGACGTCGGAGAGGGCGAGCAGCGCGACGAGGCGCAGGCGCCCGGACCAGCCAACGATGCCGGCGACGCCGCCGCCAACGACGTCGGCGAGGGCGCACAGCACGACGAACCGGCGGCGCCCGGACCAGCCAACGACGCCGACGTCGGTGAGGACGTCGGTGAGGACGCGCAGCGCGATGAGCCGCCGGTGCCCGAGGGCGGGCCGCTCAGCGACGACGCGATCGAGGGCGGACCGGAGATGGTCGACGAGGCCGCGGAGATCGCCGCGGCCGCCGAAGAGCTGCGCGCGCTCGCGCAGCCACCTTCCGCGGCCGGCGCGGCGCGCGAGGCGGAGATCGCCCACGTCCTGGCAGAGCTCACGCAGGAGGCCGAGGCGGCACACGAGGCGCGCGTACGTGAAGCCCAGCGACGATCCCCCGGCAGGCAGCTCGATCGCTGGCGGCCCAAGAGCGACGTCGACTGCGAGAAGCGGGAACTGCGCGCCGCGGCCGAGCGGATCGTCGACGCTGAGGCTGCGGCGGATCTCGCCCACGCCCAGGCCACCGGCGAGATCCTGGTCCCGGTGGCGGCGACCTCCGCGGCCCTCGCGCTCGTGCCGAAGCCCACGTACCAGCCCGCGCCGCTGTTTGTGCCCGAGCCGGAGTACGTCCCGGAGCGTCCTCGGCCGAGCGCGACCGCGGCAGCAGCAGCGCCGCCGCGCGACCCCCTCGCACCGCCCGGCGTCCTCGAGGGCGCGATCCTCGAGTTGCTCCGCCAGCACCCGGAGGTCGAGGCCGAGATGAACGTCCCGCTCGAGGCCTTCGCGTGGACGTTTGCCCAGATTGTGCGACGGGAGGAGGTCCCGCTGGGGAGCGCTCTCTTTGGGATTGAGCAGGCCGCGAACACGCCCGACCGCAAGGGGCGGACCTTTCGCGATTTCGCGGTTGCTTGTGCGCGCACGGGCGACGGCGCGCGCAAGCCTGTGAACGTCATCCGGCGCATCCTCAGGCGCGCCGAACGCGGCGAGACCGCGGCCACCTGGTGGGCCGCGGCCAACGGCCGCGGCCCACCAGCGCGCTGAGACGCTGAGGCCCTCGAGAGGCCGGTCTGTGGCTGGGTGCCGACCCGGCCATGGGCCGGCCTGTCCGCGTTTCGGGTTCGGCCGGGCGAGCGCACTTCGACCTCGCCAGGAACGGCCGACCCCTGGATCTACGCCTACCCATCTAGTCAAGCGGGCTCGACGACCCTGCCAAGCGGGCTCGACGACCCTGCCAAGCGGGCTCGACGACCCTGCCAAGCGGGCTCGACGACCCTGCCAAGCGGGCTCGACGACCCTGCCAAGCGGGCTCGACGACGAGAGGATCTCCTCAGGAACCTCCGAGGATTGAACTCAGGATCACCCGATGTGAGAGCGGCCTCCCGGCGGGCACACACACGATGTCGGTCGGTTCTTGGGGTCCAGCAGGGGCTACGCCAGGGGGCGCCGCGAGCCCAGAGCTGGCCAACAACGGCGCCGCGGGCCGCCGACCATGCGGAGCTCGGCGGCGCGCCCGCGCGCCCGGCTGCCGGCGCGCCAGGTGCCACGAGGACCTGGTCGCCACGGCGCGCACCCGAGGTCCGCCCGCTGGAGACGGCGCCGCGCCCCGTCGTCTTGGTCGCCCTCGGCGCACCAGGTGTCCCGGTGCGCCTGGTCGTACCCGTCGCACCGGCGCAACCTGTCGCCCTGGTTGACCTGGTCTCACTGGTTGCACTAGGTTCACCGGCCATGAGAACCATCGCCGTGCTCAACCAGAAGGGCGGGACGGGGAAGACGACGATCGCGGCGAACCTCGCCGCGGCCGCGCATCTGGCGGGCCAGCGCACCCTCATCCTCGACCTCGACCAGCAGGGCTCGAGCCTGGACTGGTTCAGCGCGCGGGAGGCGGGGTCGCGGCTCGACGGCCTCAACGTGGCGCGCACCGACAAGGCCCTGAGCCTGCCGAAGTTCAGGACGTTGTCGCAGGGTTACGACGTCGTCCTCTGCGACGGCCCGCCGCGGATCGGCGACGTGACGCGCGCCGCGGCCGTGGCCGCCGACGTCATCGTGATCCCGCTCCGCGCGGGGCCGCTCGACTGGTGGGCGGCGAGCGAGACCATCGAGCTGCTCGACAGCGCGGACCAGATCCGCGCCGAGCTCCGGCTCCCGGTCACGCGCCGGCTCTTCGTGCTCAACGGGGTCGCCTCCAACACCCGGATCACCCGCTTGGCCCTCGACGCCATCGCCCCCAACGGCGAGCTCGCGCCCATCACCATCGGCAACCGGGTGGCGTTCGCCGAGTCGATGTTCACGGGCGAGAGCGTGCTGACGTTCGGCGCGCCGGCGTCGCCGGCGGCCGACGAGATCACCCGGCTCTACGAGGCCGCCATGGCGGAAGCCGCGTGAAGGCCCCCCAGCGTCCCTCGACGGCCCGGGCGGTGAACGTGAAGGCCGCCGCCGCGAAGCTCGCCGCCGGCGAGCTGGAGCGGCTCACGCTGAAGGTGCCGCCCGCCACGAGGCGGGCGCTCAAGGCGCGCGCCGCGGCCGAGGGGATCTCGGTCGCCGCCTACTTCGTGCGCCTCGCCCGGCGTGACGGCGTCGACGTCGCCGAGATGGCCGGCGGCGCCGACGACGAGTAGCGCGCCCTCCAGACGCGGCGCAGCACCGCGCCGCGTTGCGCACCTCGTCCCACCGCGCTCCCCCGCGCTCGGACATACCCCAGCCCACGCACGCCGAAACCCAGGCGTTCCCCGACCACGTCGCTCAGCGCGCGCGCCGTCCGTCTGGTACAATCCTGACATCGCCGACAGTTCGCCCGGGGTGCTCATGCGCAGCAAAAACGGCACTTATTCGCCTTCCGCACAGACGGTGTCCACGTCCACAATGCTCATCGTGGAGGGGGGCGTCACAGCGGGCACGGCGGCACAGGCGAACGATGCCGGCGTTCCGCTCCTCAGGGGCAAGAAGGCGATCGCGGCTTTCCTCGACGTCGAGCGCCGCAGGCTCGACGTGCTCATCCGGCGCGCGAAGGATCCCTTCGTCCTCCAGACCGACATCAACGGCGTGTTCGTCACCGAGGCGTACGCGTCGGCCTTCCGCGAGGCCCAGAAGCGGACGTACCTCGAGGCCGTCGACGTCGGCCTGTTCACGCGCGCCAGCAAGGCATCATAGGCTGCGTGCCACGTCGGCGCGCGGCCTCGTAGCTGCGCTCGCCCCGACTGCGGGGTGCGCGCACCGCATTGTCGAAATGCGGTGATAGGGATAGTGCGCCGGCGGTCCCCCGCTGTCGCGGTATTCGTCATTACTCCCTGGAATCTACATTCTAGGAAGCAGTTTGGGAGACGCCCGATGGCAGATATCATCAAGCCTGACGGCGGCGCCCCGCTGGTCTCCCTCGCTACGCCCCAACCCGCGGATCAGCACCCGGCCGCGGTCTACCTCGCCGGCCTCGGCAGCGAGAAGAGCCGGGCCGGGATGCGCAGCGCGCTGGGCACCATCGCCCGCGAGCTCGGGGTGGAGGATCCCCGAGACGTCCCGTGGGCCAGCCTGCGCTACCAGCACCTCGTCGCGCTCCGAGCGCGGCTCGCCGCCAGCTGCGCGCCTGCGACGGCGAACAAGGTGCTCGCCGCGGTCCGCGGCGTGCTCCGCGAGGCCATGCGGCTCGGCCAGATGTCGGCCGAGGACTGCGCGCGCGCCTGCGATGTGCGGGGCGTGCGGGGCTTCCGCATGCCGGCTGGGCGCGCGCTGAAGCCCGGCGAGCTGGTCGCGCTCTTCCAGGCATGCGACGGGTCGACCGTTGCCGGCGCTCGCGATGCCGCCATCGTCGGCGTGCTCTACGGCGCCGGCGTCCGCCGCTCCGAGGCCGTTGCCCTCGACCTGGTGCACCTCGACCTGGTGACCGGCGGGCTGCGCGTGCTGGGCAAGGGCAACAAGGAGCGCAGCACCTTCGTGCCGCCGGGGAGCCTGCGCGCGCTGCGCGCCTGGCTGGCAGCACGCGGCGAGGCGCCGGGGCCGCTGTTCGTCGGGATCTCCAAGGGTGACCGCCCCACCGTCCGCCGCCTCTCCGACCGGGCGATCGCTTTCATCCTCGAGCAGGTGCGGGAGCGCGCGGGCGTCGCCTCGTTCACCTCGCACGACATGCGCAGGACGTGCATCTCCGACACGCTCGACGCCGGCGGCGACCTCGTGACGGTGGCGAAGATGGTGGGCCATGCCCAGGTCACGACGACACAGCGATACGACCGCCGCGGCGAGGCCACCATGGTGCGCACGGCGGAATTGCTTCGAGTCCCGTTCGAGGGCGGCGGGAAGGGAGAGGACCGATGATCAGTTATCACGCACGGGGTGTCGCGGAGCCTGTCGCACCATCGCCGGATACCGCGCCGGGTGTCGCGCCATCCGATAACGCGACGGCGGGTAGCGCGCCGCCCGGGCCGGGTGGGCGCGAGTACACGTTCGCCGAAATCGGGCGACTGCCGCTGGACCAGCAGCGCGCGATGGCCGAGCGCTACGGCCTGGGCTGGGCGCCGCCTGTGGTTGCCGCGAGTGCGCCGGCCCAGGACGCCCCGCCGCGCCGGCACGGGAGCTGGTCGCGCCGCTGCCCCCTTTGCCTGTCCACCGCGCTCCTGGTCGCCCGCACCGGCGTCCTCGAGTGCGCGGCGTGCGCGGCCGTCCTGCCCCCGCCCTCGCGCGATCTCGACCTGCCCCTGTGGGAGCTCGATCTCCGGGTCCAGCCGTGGGACGCCTACTCGCGCCCGGGCCGCCTGCTGGAGGAGTGGGGCCGGTCCACCGATCGGGAGAGCGCCGGCTTCACCGGCCCCGACGCCACCACCGAGGCGCCCGCGCCCCGCGTGCGTGCCGAGGCGGTCCTCGGGCTGCAGGATGCCCAGCTCGACGCCGACATCCGGCATCACACGGAGCAGACCCAGGCGCTGGTCGTCGCGCTCGACACCATGCGGCGGTACATGGGGCGGCTGCACGGCGACGCGCCCGCGAAGCGCGGCCGGACCAGCTCGAAGAAGCCCGGCCGGGCACGCCTCGACCTCGGGGAGCTCCTGCTCGAGCACACGTCCGAAGTCGTGGGTGAGCCGGCGCCCTCCAGCGAGGTGTCCGCGGCCGCGCCGCCCTCCTGGTTCGGTCCGCTCTGCGCCGCCATCCACGCCGCCCTGCAGGGCGAGCTCCGCGCCATGGCGATCATCGCCGTCAACGCGCTCCGGCGCCGCGGCGTGGAGTACGACGGCAGCCTCGACCAGATCCACCCACGCCTGCAGCGCGCGGAGCCCTACGCCGGCCTGCGCCACGCGATCCGGGGGGCCTTCGGGACGAACGACACGTCGAGCGGCTCCTCCATCCCGTTCTCGGCCATGGGCACGCACAAGCTGCCCCAGGGCGTGCAGTTCGGCAGGATGGCGGTGAAGCCGTCGAAGGTGCGCGCGGCCGCGCCCCGGGAGCCCTCCACCAACGCCGGCGACGTCTGGGACGCGATCCGCGCGGCGCGCGTCGGCGCGCGGACGCGGTGGGAGGGAGGGCAGCTCGTCCGGGAGCCCGGGCGCCCGCTCACCGAGGCGGAGATCGAGCTGGTCCGCCTGGTCGACGGCGGGCTGGTCAGCCTCGCCATCACCGAGCGGCGCGGCGGCATCACCAGGGTGGTGAGCGACGCGGTGGAGCAGCTCCACCCGCGCGACGCCGTGGTCAGGCTGCAGGGCCTCGAGGGCGCGCCGCGGACGGAGCACGAGGCGCGCATCATGCTCAAGGCCGCGCGGCGCGCGATCGCGCACGTCCTCGAGGACCGGGAGCTCATCCCCGCGCTCGCGCGCGACAAGGGGGCGCCGTCGCGGTCGCGCGCGCCCTCCAGCGACCCGTTCGCCGGCGTCGGGAGCATCTCGTGATCGGGGGCGCGCTCGCCCGGTCACTCCGGAGGCGCCGCCGCGCGCGCGCCACGCCCATCATCGGGTACGAGGCGATCGCGGCCGCGGCGAGCGCCAGGCTCAAGAGGTCGGTCTGCGTCCGCACGGCCAAGCGGTGGGCGAAGGCCGCGCGCGGCTGGCGGCCGCGGCTGCCGGTCCTGGTCTACCCGAACGGCCGCGCGTACCTCCTCCCGGCCCACCTCGAGGTCTTCGCGGTCGCCTGGGAGGCGCACCGACCGTCGGGCGCGCGAGAGCCGGGTCGACTCGCCGCATAGGGGTGATCTCGCGTGTCCCGCTGGCGCACTGCATGTCACCCGTCGCACGCGTTCGAGCCGATTTGAAGGCGATCGCGCGCTGTCGAATGTCACCCCGTGTCACCGCTATCGGTGTCATCCTCAACGCGCGTCCAGAGGTGCACCCGCGGAGGCCCGACGGCTTTAGACCCGCGCGCCGGCGCCCTCGGAGGCACACCCGATGTCGAGGCCGTGCACCATCTGCGGTCGGCCCGACCGGGCAGCCATCGACGAGGCCTTGCGCCGCGGCGACTCCACCCGCGCGATCGCCCGCGCCCACCCCGGCGCGCTCAAGGACAGCGTCTCGCGCCACCACGGCGCGGGCCACCACCTCGCGACCGCGTCCGCGCCACCCGCTGCCGCTGTAGCCCCTGCGCCGCCGGCGCCGAGCTCGGCGAAGCCGCCGCGCGCCCGAGCTGCTCCGCGCGCCGCTGTCCAGGTCGCACCACCCTCTTCTTCCTCGCCCGCCCCGGCGGCGGAAGCGCCCACCTCCACGGCGCCGGGCTCGCCGGGCTACATGGGTCCGGAGCACGGCGCCGCGGCCCCGGCCGCGCCCCGCGACCGCGAGGGCCGCGTCCGCCACTGCATGGGGCTCATGGCCTCCAACCAGTGGGAAACCGGCGTCACCGGCCCCGAGCTCGCCGCCGAGTGGGGGCTCCACCCCGGCACGCTCGACCACTACGCCGCCGAGGCCTCGCGCCGCGTGAAGGCGGTGGGCGAGTCCGACTACGTGCGCACCCGCATCGCGGCCGCGCTCGACGAGGCCCTCGGCCACGGGCTGGAGATGCTCCGGCCGCGCGTCACCGTCGAGGACAACGTCCAGGTCACCGAGCGCGGTGACCCGCGCGCCCTCGGAGGCCTCGCCTCGCTGGTGAAGGCCTTCGGCGAGCTCGCCGGCGTCAAGCCCAAGGCGGAGCCCATCGAGCGGCACGACGAGCCGCCCACGTTCCGCGTGGAGCTCGCCTCCCCCGAGCGCCCGCCGGCGGAGACCGACCCATGTCCGTCGTCTGGAACTTCAAGCCCGCCAGGCGACGAGCCGGGAGCCGGCTGACCTGGTTCCAGAGCTGGCTGCTCACGCGCGCCACGCGCCATCTGGTGGCCGTGGCGGCCCGCCGCTCGGGCAAGACGGTCAGCACCCGGGCGCTGGCCATCCAAGCGTGCCTCGACTCGGGCCCGGGCGACGTCGGTTACATGGCGCCGACGCTGGGGCAGGCCAAGCGCCTCCTATGGCGGCCGCTCATGGAGGATCTACGGGACCCCGCCGCGAAGCACTTCATCACCGGGCGGCCCAACGGCTCCGAGCTGTTCGTCGAGTTCAAGACGGGCTGCCGCCTGATGCTCTACTCGGCCCAGGCGCCGGAGCGGGTGCGAGGCGACGGGTTCAAGCTCTTCATCACCGACGAGAGCGACGACCCCAACTTCACCCCTGAGGTCTTCGACGAGTGCGTCTGGCCGGCCCTCGCGGACAACAAGGGCCGGCTCGTCCAGCTGGGCACCCCGAAGGGGCGCGGGCGGCTCTACCGGGAGTTCCGCAAGGGCCAAGCGGCGTCGCCGGCGGACGTCCGCGACCCCGACTACGAGTCGATCCAGGTCACCGCGCTCGAGGCGGGCATCATCGACCGCTCCGAGATCGAGCGCGCGCGCCGCACCCGGCCGAAGCGTGCCTTCGCGCAGGAGTACTTGGCGACGTTCAACGCGCCGGTCGGCCTCATCTACGACGAGTGGAACGACGAGCGGCACATCGTCCGCGCCGACCAGGTGCCGAGGCGAGACCAGCTCGACGAGGTGATCGTCGGGGTCGACTGGGGCACGGCCAAGCGCGGCTCCATGATCGTCCTCGGCCTGGACCGCGTCTGGGTGCCCGAGACCGAGGACTACGAGGGCTGCGAGCTGCCGCGCGTCTGGGTGCTCGAGGAGCACAGCCACGCGGGCCTGGCCTACGCGGACAGGTCCGGCGAGCGCGACGGCTGGTGGGGCATCGCCCGGCAGATTCAGCGCACGTGGGGGCCCACCACCTGGTACTGCGACCCCGCCGGCGGCTCCGAGGAGGAGACCGAGGCCGAGGCCGCTGGCTACCTCCTGCAGCTCCAGCGCGTGCTCTCCCAGGTCGGGCGCACGACCGTGCTGCCTGGCGACAACCGCGTGAGCTTGGGGCTCTCCGCCGTGCAGTCGTTCATCCACTACGACGACGTGCTCGGCGAGGCGCCGCGCTTCTACGTGCTCGACACGTGCACGATCACCGTCGGCGAGTTCCAGGGCTACCGCTGGGCGGCCACGCGCGGCGCCGAGGACGAGTACGACGAGCGCCCCATCAAGAAGAACGACCACTGCCTCGACGGCATTCGGTACGGCGTCTTCACCCACTACTTCCAGGGCCGGAAAACTCGCGGACGCAACAGCGCGAGCCACGAGAGCCGCGGCGGCTGACCTGCTCCAGCGAGCGATATCGCATCGCCCACCCACCCCATCGACTTCAACGCGCCGGCGCGCGCGAGCGCCACCCCACGTCCAGCCCCGGAGTCCGCCCATGCGTCTGTCCGCGTCCGCCCTCGCCCTCGTCGCGACCCTCGCCTCCCTCGGCACCTCCGCGCGCAGCCTCCCGGCCGGCAACGGCGGGCGCGCCGGCGGTGGTGGCCAGGGCCCCACGGGCCTGTGGGCCCCGCTCCACATGCGCGCCGGGCTCCGGTCCCGCAAGCCGCACCAGTTCAAGGTCTAGCCCGCCGTGCAGGACCCCGAGGCCCCGCCAGACGTCGCGACGGCGCCAGCGTCCCTCGAGGACCTGGCCGCGGCGCTCCTTGCCGTCGAGAGCGAGCTCGCCGCCACGGAGCGGCAGGGCAAGGAGCTCCGCGCGGAACTGCTCCGCCGCGTCGAGGCGCGCCTGGCCGAGGCAACGGCAGCGCACCCCGAGCTCCACCCGCTCCTCCTCGAGGACGTGCTCAAGCCCCTGCGGAGCGTCCGCACGCCCGGCGGCCTGATCTCCTACGTGCCGCCCTCCGTCGCCCACCCGGTCGACCAGAAGGCCTGCCTCGTCCGCATCAGCGAGCTCGCGAAGCGCCTCCGCGACCTGGGCGCCGCCGACGTCGACGACTCCACTCCCCTCGGAAACGTCCCGCGCGCGGCCTCGCTCCGGGTGACGGTCCGCTCGAGCGCTGAGCCCGCATGACCACCGCCGCGGCGCCCGACTACTTCGCCGAGCCCGAGCGGATCGCGTCCACGCGCCGGGCTCAGCAGATCGCGCGCCTCGCGGCCTACTACGATGGCTCGCAGTACGACGGACGGCCCGACTTCTTCACCGGCCTCGACGCCGGCGGCAAGGTGGTGCCGATCCGGGAGCGCAAGCCCTGCATCGTCTACCCGCTGCCCAAGGCGGCCTGCAACCAGGCCGCGCGCTTCACCTTCGGCGAGGGGCGCTTCCCCGTGGTCGCCGTCGCCGAGGCCGAGAGCGAGGACGCCACCACGGCGCTCGACGCCGACCAGGCCAAGCTCCTCACCACGTACCTCGCCCACGTCATCGAGCTCGCGCGGCTCAAGAGCGCGATGCGCCGGCTCCTCCGGATCGGGCTCTCGCAGCGCTCCGCGGTCGCGGTCCTCAGCGTCCGCCGCGGCCGCTTCTCGCTGGACATGCCCCGCCCCCAGGACTGTTGGGTGCGCTTCGTCGACGACGACCCGGAGGGCGACGTCGCGCAGATGGTCTGGTGCTACCAGTTCGAAAAGGCGGTGAAGCGCGGCGACGTCGTCACGACGGAGACGCACTACTTCAGGCGCGACTTCAACGACACCGAGGTCGTGTTCTACGAGGACGCCCCCTTCGTCCCCGGCAAGGCCGTCGAGTGGGTGCGCGACGAGAAGCGCACGAAGCCGCACAAGCTCGGCTTCTGCCCGGTGGTGTGGACCCGCAACCTCCCCGCGGACGACTGCGCCGACGTCGACGGGCTCGCGCTCTACGAGGACCTCGAGGACGAGTTCGACGCCATGAACCTGGCGCTGAGCCAGCGCCACCGTGGGATCGTCTACTTCGGCACGCCCCAGGCCTACGAGGTGGGCGTCAGCCAGGACGAGCAGCCCGGCGCGATCGCCCGCACCGAGCGCCCGGCAAAGGCGAGCACGGACCCCGCTGCGAAGCGCGACGGCTACACCAAGTCGGGCGGCGGCGCGGCGCGCAAACGCGCACCGGACGAGATCTGGAGCTACCAGTCGCCCGACGCCCTGCCGGGCATCATCGAGACGACCGGCATCGCCTTCGACGTCTCCACCAAGCACGTGCTCGACGTCCGCGCCCGCATCCTCGAGGCCATCGACGTCGTGCTCCTCGACCCCATGACGGTCGCGGGCAAGGGCGAGCTGTCGGCGAAGGCCTTGGCCATGATGTACGCGCCGCTCCTGGCGCTCGTCGACGAGCTGCGCGACTGCTGGTGGTCCACGGGCCTGGCCCGCATCCTCTCGATGATCCTGCGCATCACCGTGGCCCTCGGAGGCCGCGGGATCCTGGTGCCCCAGGCCGCGGCCGTGGCGAACGCCTGCGCGCCCTTCCTGGTGGCCTTCGAGGGCGAGACGCTCTGGGTGCCACCCAAGATGGTCCCCAGCTGGGGGAGCTACTTCAGCCCCACCAACGCCGAGATCGGCGAGCTGGTGACGGCGACCGTGAGCGCCAAGGACGCGGGGCTCATCGGCGCGGAGACGGCCAAGCGCAACGTCGCCAGCGCGTTCGGGGAGACCGACCTCGACGAAGACGACGACGACGACGGCGCGCCGCGGCGCTCGTCCCCCACGCCCGAGGGCCAGATGCACGGCATGAACCCGCTCCACATGGAGGTCTGCGACGACGCGCGGCGCCTGGCGCTCCCGGCGGCGTTCCTAGCCACCCTCGGCCGCTCCAAGGTCGGCCAGCTGGGGGAGTACTCGGTGTGGACCGTCGACGGCGCCGCCGTGCGCGGGTTCGACGTGTGCTTCAGCGACAGCGCGAACCCGAGCTTCTACACCTACGTGTCCGCCGGCGAGCTCTGGATCGAGCGACGCATCGCTGAGAACACGGCCGATCTCGTCGCCACGGCGCTGCACGAGGCCATCGAGTGCGAGATCGGCGCCGAGGGCACGATCGGGCACGAGGCCGCCGACGGCGCCGCACACGGCGTCGAGGAGCTCGTCCGCCGGATGCTCCAGGTCCTGCCCGCGCCCACCGGTCCTGCCGGCGCCCTGGCGCTGGCGGCGTCCTGGCTGCCCGGGCTGGTCTCGGCCGCCAAGGCCTGCGCGGCCGCCTGCGAGACCGCAGAGGGTCCGCCGAGCTCGCCGGCGCCGCCGGGCGCCCCCCAGGGCGCAGGCAAAGCCCCCATCACCAGATCCCCCGCGCAGGGGACCAAGCAGCCGGCACCGCCGGCCAAGGAGTAGATCGTGGCCTTCTTCTGCACCACCAGCGGCGTCCGCATCGTGGCACCGGGCATCAGCATCAGCGCCGGCGGCGACATCCTCGAGCACGATGGCTCCGACGAGGCGATCGCCGCCGAGCGGGCCGCGGAGCGCGCGCTGGCGGCCGAGCCCCCGAGCCCCGCCGCGGCCCCCAGCCCGGTCGCGCTGCGCGCGGCCGCCAGCGCGGCCAGCGCCGTCCCGAAGGTCGACAAGGCGGCGGCGCCGCCGGCCGGGCGCCCGGCCGCTCCGAAGCCAAGGCAGGAGGCCAGGCAGGAGGCGACGACGAGGCCCGACAAGCCCGCGAAGGCGGAGGCCCCGAAGGTCGAGGCGCCGAAGGCAGACGCTCCGCCCAAGGCCGACGTCGACGCGCCGTCGGCGCCGCCGGCGGACGCCGCCCCGCCCAAGGCCGACGAGTCCCACGGCTGACTCGCCCGCCCGAGCCCTCACCCCGTAACCCCACCCGCGGCGCCGCGCGCGCCACCACCGCTCAGGAGAAGCCGTCATGGCCGTGACCACCGCAACCGGACAAGGCGTCAACACGCTCAAGGCCGACAACGACGAGACGACGCTCCAGATCGCGCTCGTGCTTTTCACCATCTCCGGCACGTACGCCCAGGCGAGCAACAGCCAGCTGCTCGGCGTCGACGCGCTGATCCAGAACAGCCGGCGCAACGGCAAGACCGTGACGCTCAAGGACGCGATGCTGTTCCAGCCCGCGTTCGACACGGCCACGCCGGGGCTCCTGCTCGGCGCGAAGACGATCGCCATCTCGGGCAGCGACATCACCTTCGAGCTGACCGAGGGGGCGACCGCCAACACGCTCGACCTCGCCACCGAGTTCGCCGACGCCACGGCGATCCCCGCGATGACCCCCATGGGCTTCGCGGTCTCATTCGTCGAGAGCTGAGGCACAGCCACCGCGGGCGCGTCCGCTGAGGCGCGCCCGCGCCCGCGCCATCATCACCTTCCCCTCTGGAGCTCCCCGTGCGCCATCACCTGCTCGCCATGCTCTTCGCCGCCGCCGCTCCCGAAGGCGGCGGTGGTGCTCCCCCTCCCGGAGGCGCCCCTCCTCCGGCGGGGGGGGCTCCGCCGGCCGACGCCGCGGCCGTAGCTGCTGCTGCCGCCGCCGCCGCCGCGGCGGACGCCAAGGTCGACCTCACCGAGGGGGCGTTCAAGAAGCGCCTCGAGGAGGAGCGCGCGACGGCGCGGACGCGCTTCCTCAAGGAGCATGGGCTGGAGAAGCCCGAGGATCTGGTCGCGAAGCTCAAGGCCCTCAGGGAGCTCGAGGACGCCAAGCTCACGGCGGACGAGCGGACCAAGAAAGAGCTCGACGAGGCGCGCTCCGCGGCCGCCGCGGGCAAGGTCGCCGGCGACGTCGCCACCCAGGCGCTGGAGGTCCTCCGCGGGACCCTCACCGATGCGCAGCGCCAGGCCCTCGAGGAGTTCGCGCCGCCCGGCACCTCCCCGGCCGACACCCTGCGGGCCCTCCAGATGATCCGCAAGCTCGGTGGCCCACCCGGTGCGCCGCCTGCCCCCGCGCCGCCCACGACCTCGGCGCCCGCGCTCGGCGCTCCGAAGCCCGGCGGCGTGAAGACGCCCTACGACCAGTGGCAGGAGCTCTCGAAGAAGGGCGGCATGCAGGCCGACATCTTCTTCCAGGCGAACCGCGCGGCCATCGCCGCCTCGAGGCCCGCGCCCACCGCTTGATTCCCATCGGCCTCCGCCGAGCTCGTCCCCGCCCCCTCTCAACCATCCACCTGCGCTCCGTTTGAGCGCGCCATCGAGTCGGCGTTTGCCGCGCTCGCAGGAGCTGGTCCATGTCCGCCGTCAACCTCAACTCCCTCCCGCAAGAATTCGTCGAGAACGTCCGCGCGGGCATGCGTCTGCCGCAGCCCCAGCCCCAGTTCTTTTTCGCGATGGCAGCGATCTCCGCCGCGATGCGCACGGCGGGCGTTGCCGCCGGCGTCGACACCGCCGTCAATTTCGTGAAACTCATGGCGGGTCCGGGCGCCGCCGTGCCGGCCAATCTCGACATGTTCGCCCGCACGGCGGACGCCTACGTCGGGATGATTCAGTACGTGGACGGCTTCGGCCTCGGCAAGGGGGACACCCTCAAGCTGCGCCGCCCGGTCTACACCGGAGGCGGCTACGACGAGGCGAGCCGCATGGTGAACCCCACCCAGCCCACGTCGCTGGTCGGCCAGTCGATCCAGATGGAGGAGGTGCCGGTCGTCCTCAAGCAGTTCGAGGGTCCCTGGGACACGACGAACAACCGCATCGGCCCGTACCAGATCGACAACTTCGACGCGCGCTACCGGCGGAGCGCCGACAACCTCGCGCAGGAGGTCTCCAACCACCTGAGCTACGACTACATCAAGTGGCTCGACGCGGTGATCCGGGACCGCTTCCGCGCGACCCCGAACATCACCTACGCGGACGCCGTCGCCAACGTGCTCGCGTTCACCGCGGGCGCCGGGCACTACACCAACATCGACCTGGTGCTGCAGGCGCGCAAGGCGCTCAGCGACCGCGAGCGCAAGCCGTTCGCCAACGGCAAGTACATGGCCATCGTGCCCACCGCCTGGAACACCCAGATGGTCCAGGACCCGGCCTACCGTCAGCTCGCGTCGGGCCCGAGCGCGGTCGACCGGAACATCCTCTTCCGCTACCTCTCGACGGTCGAGGACGTCGACATCTTCGAGTCGACCACGAGCAAGACCTACAACGCCGGCGACACGGTCCCCAACGACGGCAACGTCGTCCCCGCCGGCGCCACGGTCTACGAGGGCTTGCTCATCTCCCCCGAGGCCGTGGGCTTCGGCGACGCCGAGCCGCCGACCATGCACACGACGAGCGACACCGACTACGGCAAGAACGTCAAGGTGATCTGGCGCTCGGTGGAGGCCTTCCAGACGCTCGACGCGCGGGGCGTGCAGCGCTTCCTCTTCCAGGCCTGATCCCACCCGCTCAGGCCACCCTCAGGAGCTCACCATGGCATCCTCCGCCCCGAACAAGGCCTTCGCCGCGCGTGCGGCCGCGATCCTCACCACCGCCGAGGTGGCGGGATCCGCCCTCGACCTCAACCAGAGCTACGCGTCCCGCGTCACCGTCGACCTCGCCTTCACGCTGGGGAGCCTCACCAACGTCGTCGTGCGCTTCTACGCGAGCGTCGACGGCGTGACGTACAAGCCCCTCAACACTGGCAGCGCCGCGATCTCGGAGACCATCACCGCGGACGCCACCCGCTGCTACGTGCTCCCCAGCATGGCGGGGTGGAAGTTCTTCCGGGCCACCGTGCAGGGGACCGGCACGGTCACCAGCTCGAGCGCGACCCTGATCTACCGCTACCTCCAGCAGGGCAGCCAGCGGTAGCGGAGCGGCCGCGCCTCCTCCACCAACGCCATGCCCGCCGTCCTGACCCCGGAGGAGATCGAGAACCTCCGGTTCCACCTCGGCTACGGCAACCTCCAGGTGGGCGCCTACCCGTGGACGCCGGACGGCTTCTTCGAGCTCTTCACCAACGTCATCGCGCTCTACCTCAGCGCGGGCCCGGAGACGAACGCCACCACCGCGGTGGATGCCTCGGCCGGGCCCGTCATCGTCACCGTGACGCCGACGGCGATGACGGGGATCGGCGCCAACGTCCGCCTCGTCATCGACAACGGCGACGACGTGGAGACGGTGGTGGTGAAGTCGGTGACGGCGACCACGTTCACGGCCAAGTTCGCGCTCTCCCACGACGTCAGCGGCTACCCCATCGCCGTCGAGACGGGCGTCACGCGCCTGCGGGAGCTGCTCCACGCGGCCGACCGCGTCTACAAGGCGTTGCTCTCGCCGGCGCTCACCGCGATCGCGGGCCTGCAGAGCGTCGACAAGGGCGAGGTGGTCTGGTTCCACGGCCAGGCCGTGCAGCGGGCCATCCTCGCGCAGTACCAGGAAATCATCATCCAGCTCTCGCGCCTCACGCGCGTGGAGCCCGTCGGCGGCCTCGACGCGGGGCCGGTCACCAGGCTGGAGGCGTACTGACATGGCGCAGGTCACCCCGGGCAGCATCGCGGGCAGCCAGAGCGCCATCGCGCGCGCGCTGACGGCCAGCCCCTCGGCCGACTCCACCACGATCAACGACACCAACTTCCCGCCGGCGAGCGACATCGTCTGCAACGGCTGGAGAAGCGTGCTGGTGGTCCCCCGCTTCACCGGCGGCACGGCGCCCACGATCACGCTGCAGATCCTCCGGCGCGTCGGCGCCGCCTGGGCCGCCGGCGAGAAAGTCGGCCCGATCAGCGACGGCCAGAGCGTGGTCCTCGACGTGTACGGGCGAGAGACCTACCTGCGGGTCGACGCCATCGCCGGCGCCCCCACGGCGACCGCCGTGCACGTCGGCGGCTACGAGCCGTTCCTCTGGGTCGGCCCGGGGATGCGATAACGCGATGGGCAAGCTCAAGCACGCCGGTCGCGTAGCCGCCGAGCTCGCGCACCACCTGGTCGCGCACCCGCTCTGGGGCCTGGCGATCGCCGTCCGCCGCGCTGCCCAGCTCGCTGAGGTCGCCGGCGAGCAGCTCCACGACGCGACGGCCCGCTGGGCCTGGCCGAAGAAGCCGTGACCCTCCAGCAGCAGCTGCTCGGGGTGCTCCAAACGGCGCGCGGCATCGCGCCGGCGCTGGGCCTGCACCGGGTCACCGTTTCGGTGCGTACGCGCACCTGGTCGGGCCACGTGCAGACCGGGACGTCCGCCGTCTCCACCGTCGTGCTCGGCGCGCCCGACCCCATCTCGGGCGCCATGCTCCCGCCCCACGTCGCCGGCACCTCTGGAGACCCCGAGGTCACCGTGGGGCCGCTGACGCCCTTCGACCCGGTGACCGCGCCCCGCGGCTTCACGGTCGCCCAGCTCAACCCCGGCCCCGCGCCGAACGTCGAGTCCTACTGGCTGCTGACGTTCCCGGACGGCGTCTCCCGGCAGTACCAGGTGGTGCCTCGCGGCATCGATACGACGCGCCCCCTGCACTACACGGTCAAGCTCAAGGCACTCGACCGCAAGCTCCCGTTCTGAGGTCGCCATGCCCTCCTCCATCGGCACCGTCGGCCCGCTGCAGCTCCCCCTGCCGCCGGGCGCCGCCAACAGCGCCGTCGACGACCCGACCCTGGCCGGCCTCGCCGCCTTTCTGGCCTTCTGGCTCAACTACGACCTCAACGCGAAGCTCGCCAGCCTCAACACTGGGCGCAGCGACGACGGCTCGCCCGTCATCACTGCGGTGCCGGTGGGCAACGTCTTCCTCTGGAACCCCACCAAGCCGACCGCGTTCTTCACGCGCGGCGCGGGTGACGGGGCGGCGCACCCGCTCCCGGCCCTCTACGTGTGGGACGACAAGGACAAGCGTGCGCCCTTCGGACAGGTCCGCGGAATGCGCGAGCGCACCGTCATGGCGGCGTGGATCTTCGAGGAGGCGCTCCTCCCCGCCTGGCACGTCGACCGGCACGGCCTGCGCGCCGCCGCATGCGCCACGCTCTTTCGGGCGATCGAGCAAGGCTGGCACGAGGCCTACACGACCCGGGAGCACATCGCCGTGCAGCTCGGCCTAGCGGGACACGGCATCGTCTACCAGGGCTCGGAGCGCACCATGCTCAGCCCGCTGTACGACCAGGTGCAGGGCAGCGACCAGCCCGCCATCCGGGCCTATCCCGTCGCGCTCGCGAGCTACCAAGTCTTCGAGAGCGAGGACGGCAAGACGGCGACGCCGGCGGACGCGACGCCCGACCTCCAGGTGCGCACCGGCGTGAACGAGTCGGGCGACATCGTGAACGCCCTGCCCCTCGGGCTGCGCGTGCTGCCCCCGCCGCCCTACGAGACCTCCACGTGAGCCAGAGCCCCTCCAACGCCAACCCCGGCATCCTGGCCGCTGGCATCTGGCCGAGCCTCGGCGCCCTTCGCGCCGCGCCCGCGTCGCTGGTGCAGCGGTTCGCGCGCGTGGTGGGCTTCCCCCGGCTGCTCCGGTTCGTGCCGCTGGACGCGACGGCCGACGACAGCTGGAACGCCATCCGCCCGAGCGGCGGCGGAGGCGCCTGGCTCTTCGACCCCGACGACGACCGGGGCACCGACCTCGACGGCACCTCGCAGACGCTCAGCGTCGCCGGCGGGCCGTGGCGCATGATCCCCGTCGCTGCCCTCGCGGGCGGCGACGCCGTCTACATCCTCGACCCCACCGGCGCCCGCCGCGGCCACCGCCTCGAGGTGACCCGCGAGGACGTCTCCGCGCACACGGCCACCTGGGTCAACGGCGGCCCGGCCGCGGGGACCCTCAGCGTGATGCCGGTCAGCTCCAAGGCGTGGGGCCTCTTCTGGTTCGACGGCGCCGACTGGGTGCAACGCCGCGGCGGGACGATGCCCTGACCTCCGCCCGCTTCTCTCGCTTGCTCGGGTGATCCATGAAAAAGCCGCTGCGCAGCTACATCCTCGTCGAGGCGGTCCTCGACGAGAACGACGTCCCCTACCTGGTCGCGGACTGCCGCGCGACCTCCCGCCGGGTCGGCGTGGAGCGCGTCCACCCGGTGCCCACGAGCCCGGACCACTTCGCCGAGCACTTCAAGCCGCGGGCGCACGCCGTCGACGTCACCGACGTCCTCCACCTGGCGCACTACCGCATGGAGGCCGACGCCGGCACGCTCCGCATCGTCGGGCCCGTCCAGGCGGCCGACCCCGAGGAGGCACTGACGAAGCTCGAGGCGCTGGAGCTCGCGGCCGCCGCGGCCGCCGCGGCCGCGGCGAGCTCGTCGACGACGCCGGAGCTCCAGGCGACCGCCGTCGACCCGGCGCCGGTCCGCCTGCTGGAGGCCGCCACGGCCCCGCTCGAGCACACCACCCCCACCCCCACCCCCGATCCCGCCGCGGCCCCGCCGCGCACGGAGTGACCGATGGCCCTCCAAGGCATCCCGACCGGCTCCCCGATCCCGCGCCGCGCGCGGCAGTTCAAGCCCGCGGCGGGCCGGGGGCTGAGCACCGGCTCCCTCCGCCCCGTCGTCCTCGTCGCCAACAAGCTCGCCAGCGGCACCGAGGCCGTGGAGACGCTCGGCGCGCCCATCCAGAGCCTCGCCGACTGCTACACCCGCTTCGGGCAGCGCAGCGAGATGGCCTGGAAGTACCGCGCGTACGTCGCCGTCGATCCCTTCGCCCTGATCTACGGCGTGGCAGTCGCCGAGGGCGGCGGCGCCGCGGCGTCGACGGTGTCCTACACGTTCGCTACGACCGCGAGCGTGAGCACCGTCGTCAACGTCGACTCCTGCAAGGGCCGGCTGCAGTTCCAGGTGACGGCCGGCGACGCGCCGGCGACCCAGGTCATCAACGCCGTCGCGGCCATCAACGCCGACCCCGACCTCCCGTTCAGCGCGGCCATCAACGGGTCGAGCGCCGCCGTGCTCGATATCACCACCTACCAGAAGGGACCGCGGTCGAAGTACTGGATCCTCCAGCTCCGGATCACCAGCGACGATCCCACCCAGGCGACCACCATCACCAAGGGCTCGGTCACCGCCGGCACCACCGCGGACAGCGTCGCCAACGCCATCGTCGCGATCGACCAAAGCGAGTTCACGTACCACTCGCTGGCCTGCACCGCGGTGAGCTCGGTGACCTCCAGCGACGGCGGCGTGGGCCAGTACGCCGCCTACATCGCCAGCAGCGTGGCGCCGGTCGGCAACAAGTCGCAGATGATGATCATCGGCGTCGACGGCACCTCGGCGCAGGCCACGGCCGTCATGCAGTCCGCGGTCGTCAACAGCGTGTTCTCGCACTGCTATCGCGTGAAGAACAACGACTGGCACCCGGCGATGATCGCGGCCCATCACACCGCGATCCACCACGTGACCGAGGTGAACTACGCCGCGGCCAACCTGACCAACTGGGCGGAGAACAGCACCCTCGGGCAGGTGTACCGGGTCCCCGATCCGTTCAACAAGGCGGATCGACCCACCCCCACGCAGGAGACCACCGACCTGCAGGGCGGCGTCTCCACGGTCGGCTTCCACGCCGATGGCAGCGCGTACATCGTCCGGAGCATCACCGGCTACTCGTGGACCGGCAGCTCGTCGACGAGCGACTTCCGGGCGCGCGAGGGCCACTACCCCAGCGTGCTGTTCAAGTTCTGGGAGGACCTCGAGGCCCAGCTCATCACGCAGAACCAGCCCAACGTGGCGGCCGACCCGCCGGCGGCGGGGAAGCCGGTCGCCGGCTTCATGTACCCGCGTGGCGTGAAGAGCATCGCCAACACGCTCATCGCAGCCATGACGCGCGCCTACCAGGACGGCAAGGCGCTGCTGGACCCCTCGGTCCTCAAGGACATGCTCAGGGCCACCAACGTCGACCTCAGCGCGGCCGGGTGGGAGCTCGACGTGGCCATCGCGGCCGTGCGCCACAACCTGTTCGACGACACCGTGATCAGCGACGTCAGTCCGGCGTACTGACGCCGGCGCGGCCTGTTTTCGATATCGCATCCACGCAAGGAAGATCCCATGCCCCAGCTCGGTGAACGATTTTTCGTCGAGGTCTTCTCGGACGTCAGGCCGGGCGGCCTGGTCGCCGAGAACACCGACCTCAAGATGACCTTGAACGGGCAGGACGTGACCTTCGCCACGCTCGCGCTCGACTATGGCGGCTTCACGCCGGGCGCCCAGACCTTCGAGGTGTCGCTGAAGAACTTCCGGCTGTTCCGGCCCTCGTTCAACTTCTTCGCGGCGAAAGCCAACAGGGAGTTCGTCCGGTACCGGATCACGCCGCTCTCCGGCGCCCAGCCCCTGGAGAGCGAGGGCCACATCTCCAGCCCGGTCAGCGTCGACTCGGCGGACGGCAAGAACACCGAAGAGGACCTGACGATCACCAGCGGTCCGCCCAACTTCGAGGACAACGGGTAGGACCACCGCGGCGACCTACCATGCGCCGCGACCCGCGAGAGCCGCCCCCGCTCCCCGCGGCGGTCCTGTGGCGCTCGCTGCTACCGCGGCAGCTGCAGCGCCCCATCCTCTACCGCCTGCGCGCCGCCGAGGCGACGCCCCTCTTCGTGCGGGCGGCGCCGGCGATGGCCGAAGCCCTCAGCCACGACGCCGGCGAGCGCGCAGCGGGCGTCGTCGAGGCCCTCCTCGACACCACGACCGCCCTCGAGCTGCTCAGCCTCGTCCTCCACACGCCCCGCGGCCGCGCGTTCCCCAGCGCCGGCGACCTGGCTGAGCTCGAGGAGCACGAGATCCGGGAGCTGGCCAGCCAAACGCGGGCCGTGCTCGCCGACATCGCTCCCACCACCGCGCGCAGCAACGTGGCCAGCTGGCGTGCCGAGCTCGAGCGGGGCGCCGAGCACCCCTCGAACATCCATGAGGCTAGCGTGCTGGCCACCTGCGTCGACGTCACCCCCGGGGGTATCCTCCCGCGCCCTGACCGATACTGGGGCCTCCCTCTGTGCGAGCTCCTCGACGGCCACTGGCTCGCCTGGCAGGCCGCCCGCACCGCCATGAAAGACCGGAAATGAGACCTCCCACGCCTCCCACGCCGCTCGCTCCTGCCGCCGGCGCCGCCGCGCCCGACACGACCCAGGACGACGGCGACCTGGCCGCCGCGCTGAAGGCGCGCGGGCGCACGGTCCGCGTCTTCGACGTCACCGGCATCCTGGGTCTCGGCGGCAAGGTCGTGCGCCGCATCGCGATGCAGATCATCCCGAACGGCGAAGAGACCGAGTCGATCCTGCACGCGCACGCGACCCTCGCGGAGTTCGCGAAACGCGCCGGGCGAGGCGCGGAGGCCGCGGCGAAGGACGCCGACATCTTCGCGAACGAGAAGAACATCGAGGCCCTCTTCCGGATCTGCCGACGCGTCGACAAGGCCGGGCAGGCGACCCGCACCGCGGCCTTTCCGGGGCCGACGTGGATGCGCGACGAGCTCTCCACCGACGAGATCGCGGCGCTCCTCAACCTCTACGACGAGCTGAAGCGCAAGTACGGGGGGACGTCGCTCGAGATCAACGACGAGATGGTGGAGACGCTCGCGCGCGTCCTCCACGAGCACCTGGCCGACGACATCCCCGAGGCCGTCCTGGCGCCCTACCCGCGGTGGTTCCTGACCCACCTGGCGACGATGCTGGCCGCGAAGCTCGCCGACGCCCGGAAGAGCGTCGACGTCCTCCTCGAGGACGCCAAGGCGGCCACGGCCGAGCGCGAGGCGCTCGAGGCCGAGCTCGCCAGCGTCCGGGCCGAGCGGGACGCGCTGCTGGCCGACCGGGAGGCGACGTGGGCGGCGAGCGCCCCCGCGCCCGCGAACCCCACGCCCACCGAATAGCCATGTTCCGCCTGGTCGTCGACTTCGGCAACCTCGCCGACGCCGGCGATCGGTTCGAGGCCGCCTACCAGGACGGCGTGCGCCAGATGAAGGCCACGCTCGACGCGAAGGCGGCAACCGAGCGGGCGACGCACGACTACCAGAACCGCACCGGCGAGCTGGAGGCCTCCACCTACGCCTCCGAGGTGATCTCCATCGGCGATGCCGACGAGGTCCAGCTCGGCGCGCGCGCCCCGTACGCCCGCTACGTCGCCGTCCGCGGCCTGATGCGCATCGACGAGCTCGCGGCCGAGGCCGACGGCGAGCTCGCCTACCTCTTCGCGGGGCTCTCCCGGGTGATCTGACCGTGCCTGAGCCGATCGTCTACCAGTTCCGACCGGAGGGACATGGGGACGTCGTCTCCGCCATCCGGTCGATCAGCGCCGCGGCGCTCGACGCGGGGCGCGCGCAGGACACCTTCGGGCGCTCCGCCGGCGCCGCCGGGCGCGAGGCCGCCCGCAGCGCCACCACCACCCGGCGCGACCTCAGCGACGTCGAGCAGCTCGCCCGCCGCGTCGCGGCGGAGCAGGAGCGGGCCGCGAAGCGTGCCAGCGCCGCGCAGGAGCGCGCCGCCCGGGATGCCGTGGCGGCCGCCAACCGGTCGGGCCAGGCGCAGGTCCGCGCCCACGAGCAGGCTGCCAAGGCCGCCGAGCGCGCTTCCCAGCGGGCCGCGGCCGCCACCAAGCGGGCGGAGGCGCAACGCTGGGCGGAGGTCGAGCGGACCGCCGCGCGCATCCGCCGCGAAATGGACCGCGAGGCGGCGCACGCCGAGCGGGTCGCGGAGCAGAAGGCCCGCGCGGAGCAGCGGGCGCGCGATCGCTTCCTCAAGAACCCCTCGCACGCCATCCCGGGGCTCGCGTGGGCCGCTGGCGGCGCGATCGTCGGCCTCGCCGGGAGCGCGTTCTCGACCGGCATCGGACTCGTCGGCGGCGCCGTCCGCGAGTCGATGGAGACGCAGGCGATCGCCAACCGCGTCTCGATCAACGCCCGGATGGCGGGCCAAGAAGGCGCCGACCCCACCCAACTCCGCAAGGAGTTCGAGCGCGCGGCCGTCGCCACGCCGGGGCAGAGCGCCGGCGACATCGGGAAGGCCGTCCAGAAGTACGTCGACCTCACGGGCGACCTGGAGACCGCCCGCAAGAACATGCAGCTCTTCGCCACCACGGCGAGCGCCACCGGCGCGACCGTGGAAGACGTGGCGACGACGGCTGCGAGCCTCGGTCAGAAATTCAACGTCAAGTCCGTGGAGGACATGCGCCAGGTCATGGCGGGGCTGACCATGCAGGGCAAGGGCGGCGCCATGACCATGGCCGACCTGGCCGCGCAGTTCCAGAAGCTGGCCAGCGCGGGGGCGGCATTCGATATCGGGAAGGGCCCCGAGGCGGTCGCGCGCCTCGGCGGCCTCGTCCAGATCGCGCGCACCGGCACCCGTTCCCCCCAGCAGGCGGGCACAGCGGTCGAGAACGTGTTCTCGGCGCTGACAGCGCACGCCGGCGACCTGAAGAGCGGGAAGTACGGCGGCAAGGTCAACGTCTTCAACAAGGCGGGCGGCAAGCGCGACGTCGACGAGATCCTCGCGGAGACCGTCGCCAACGTCGGCGGCAGCAACCTCGAGAAGAAGAACGCCGGGCTGCTGAAGATCTTCGGGAAACAGGGCGTCCGCGCGATCAACCCCCTGATCTCGGCCTACACCGACGCGGCCGCGGGCCACACGGGCAAGGACGCCCAGAAGGCCGGCTACGAGGCGGTCATCGGCGCGCTCAAGAAGGCCACCCAGGCCGCGAGCGACTTCGCCGAGGTGGAGCGCGACGCTGCCCAGGCGCAGGCCGAGGCCGGCGCGGTGCTCTCCGGCGCCTGGGAGAAGATCAAGGCCGCCGTCGGCGACCGGCTCGCCCCCAAGATCGCGGAGATCGTCGAGAGGCTCGCCGGCGACCCCGCCGTCTTCGAGATGTTCGCAACGGCCATCGGCATCGCGGCGGACGCGCTCGAGGCGCTCGCCGCCAAGCTCGAGGAGTTGAACCTCATCACGGGCAAGAGCCCGGAGGAGAAGGCCTCGGCCGCGCAGCTGAAGTCCGAGAGCTACCAGAAGCAGCTCAACGCGATCGGCGGAGGGGCGGCGTACAACAAGCTCTCCGACGAGGATCAGGCCAAGTACAACGCCATCAACGCCAAGAAGCTCAAGGCCGACGAACTCGTCGAATCCTCCAAGCGAGCTGGCGAAGATCAGCGCCGGCTCGAAGCCTTCCAGAAAGATCAGGAGGAGATCGGTATCCGCACCGCGGGCAAGGGCACGCGGGAGGGGCTGGGGCCCACGCCTGAGCAGCAGGCGAACGAGCGGGCGTTCAAGCGGGGCGAGGGCAAGTGGGCGCGCAAGGCCGGCGTCGAGGACTACGGCGGCGTGTCCGCACCGGGCCTGACCGACGCGCAGCGCGAGGGCCGCCGCGCGATGATGGGCAACACCGGAGGCGACCACAACGCCGCCGCCGGCGCCGCCGAACAGAAGGCAGCGGCCGAGATGCACAAGTCCGCCGCAAAGGAGCTCCACGGCGCCGCCCGCGCCCTTGCCGCGGCCGCCAAGCCCAGCATCACCGGCTCGCCGGTCACGCCGGGCGCGAAGCACTAAGCCATGTCCGACGCCGCCATCACCAAGGACCTGCCGTACCTGAAGTGGCGCGGCCTCCTCGCGCCCGGCTACGACATCCTGCCCTTCCGCTGGCGCAACCGGCTGGCCGCCCGGCAGTACCCCTACGTCGACGTCGACGCGCACGACCCCACGGGGCGCGACAGCTTCCAGGGACTCTCGGCGCGCCTCTACTTCGTCAACACCGTCGACCACTCGTTCGACGGGCTCGGCCGTCTCTTCCCGGACTACTGGGAGACCTGGCGCGACCAGCTGCTCGACGGCGCCGCCGGCGACCTGGAGCACCCGGTGCTCGGGCCCATCCGCGCGCGGGTGGCCGAGGGCAGCGGCGTGGTCGAGAGCAAGGTGCGGTCCGGCATCCTCGTCGACGTCACCTGGGTGGAGACGAACGAGGACCCCAGCACCCTCGAGCTGCTCGGCAACATTGCCGCCGACCCCGCGCGTCTCGCGGCCGCGGCCGACGCCGGCGCCGCGGCCTTCGGCGTCCAGGTGGCCCCCGGGCGGCTCCCGGTGATGTTCGCGACCCAGTACGGGCTCAGCTTCCCCAGCGGCTTCGCGCCCCCGACCCTCGTGGACCTCTACGCCGCGATCCGCGCGCCCCTCTTCGCCGGCGTGCTCGGCGCCGCCGACCAGCTCCTGACGCTAATGGGTGACGTCGCGGCGATGGTCGACGCGCTCATGGCGCTCGACGACGTGATGACCTGGCCCGCGCTCGACGCGTGCCGGGCCTTCTGGGCCGCGATCAACACCCAGCGGGTGAACCTCGCCCGCGCGTCGCGCAAGCTCGGCCGCGTCGTCCTCGACCGGCGCAAGACGCTCGACGTCTTCGCCCGCGAGCACAAGAACAGCGTCGCCGAGATCATGGCGCTCAACGCGCAGGCGCTGCGCGGCCCGTACGCGGACCGCGGCACGACGCTGTACTACTACCTGCCCAACTAGGGACCTGCCCCATGAGCTCTGCCACCCGCGCGCGCGTCGCCCTGACGTTCGACGACGGGGGCACGATCGATTCCTTCACGGACGCGACGCTGCACGACAGCTTCGTCGACCCGCTCGGCTCGCTGACGATTACCGCAGCGCCGCTGCGGAACCAGTACCGCGACTACCGGAAGAAGCTCAGCAAGGGCGAGCAGGTGCACCTCTACATCAACAAAACGCACCAGGGCCGGTTCCTCGTCGAGGACGTCGACGCCGAGACCAGCGCTGGCGCCGGCGGGGTCATCAAGGTCACTTGCCACACCCCGCTCCTGACGCCCTACCAGGGCGCGGTGGACCCCGATCTCTCGCTGACGAGCCTCTCGGACGTCTCGATCGAGAACGCGCTCCTCACGCTCTTCGCGCCCTACGGCTTCACGAAGATCGTCACCGACGCGCGCGCCCACGTGAACGCCCTGACGGGCGTACCCCTCCCGGGCGGCAAGCCGCCGCCCTTCGCGGTGGGCGACCTCAAGATGAAGAACGCCGTCGCCCACGACGGCGAGACTGCCTACCAGTTCGCCGCGCGGATCGTCACGCGCCTCGGATGCTGCATCAAGATCGCCGAGGACGACACGCTCCTCGTGGTCGCGCCCGACTACGACCAGGACCTGGCCTACACGGTGGTGTGCGCGGTCACCCCCGGCACCTACCCCGGGGCCGACCGCTTCTTCGGCGCCCCCAAGGTCCGCGAGACCAACGCCGGCCAGTTCGCGCAGACCGAGGTGATCGGCATGCGCCACCTCGCCGCCGGCGACAGCAACGTCGCGCGGCCGCGGGCGCTGGTGAAGGCCGAGGACGTCATCCCGGCCCGCTGCCGGTACCGCTCCAGCGCCGCGCCCTTCAAGCCCTTCACCTACAAGGACAAGAGCAGCCGCGACGCCAACCAGGCACAGAACGCCGCCCTCTTCGAGCTGGGGATGCGGGCGAAGGACGCCTACGTCGTCACCGGCGACGTCGACGGCTGGATCTCGCGCACCGGCCGCATCTGGACCGCGGGCACCATGGGGCGCGTCGTGGTCGAGCTGGAGGACCTGGACGATCCGATGTTCCTGCTCGAGCGGACGCTCCACCTCGACGCGGGCCAGGGCCAGCGGGCCTCGCTGGCGTGGATCCCCAAGGGCGCGCTCATCCTCGGCGAGAAGCCGACGAAGGGCCATTGAGGCCCGGCCGATGAGCAGCGGCGACGTCGAGCTGCTCGACATCCTCTACAGCGTCGCCAACGACAACGAGGCCCGGCTCCAGGTCGGCGACCTCGCGACCGGCAAGGGCGTAGGCCAGGACGTGGCCTTCCTGTCAGCGGACGGCTTCCTGGGGCTCCCCAACCCGCCGGCGGCGGGCGCGGCGGGCCAGGCCATCGTCCTCACCCTCGGCAACGACCGTTTCGTTATCGCTTCGCTCGACGGGCGATTCAGCGCGGTCCTCGGCACCATGGCCCCGGGCGACCGGGCGATCGTCAGCAACTGCGACGCGCGGCTCAAGCTCAGCCAGGCGGGCAACAGCATCGCGCTGAGCTCCACCAACATGACGGTGGCGCTCGACGGCGCCGGCGGGACGGTCACGGCCTCGGTCGGCTCGACGCAGGTCCAGCTCACCACCACCTCCGCCTCCATGTCGCTCGCCGGCGGCGGCTCGGTGACGGTGGGCGCCGCCGCGGTCACCCTCGCCGTCGGGGGGACGACGCTGGTCGTGGATGTGACCGGCGTGCACATCACCACCGCGCCGCCGGTTCCCGGCGCGCTGGTCATCAACGGAACCCCCGTCACGGTGCCCTGATGGCTGGAGGCTTCGGCGGATTCGGCTGCGGTGCGGGACCCTGCGGCGGGCCCAACCCCATCGCCGGCGTGACCCCGACCACGCTGGTCGCCTCGTGGAAGATCGACCCGGAGACGCAGCGCTACGTCATCGACGCCGACGGCAACCCGCTCGGCATGGATGGCACCGAGCAGCGCGTCTACTGGCTCGTGTGCGGCGCCGACACCGCGGCGGACATCATCACGCCGCAGACCATGAACCGGCAGACCGCGGCCCTGCGCACGGCGCTCCGGCCGCTCGTCCTCGAGGGCGCGATCAGCGGCCTCAAGATCGGCGTCACCGACGACGGGCGCGCCACCACGCTGAAGACGATCTCGTACACGAACGCCGGAACCAACCTCCCCATGACCCTGAGGATCCGCTAGCCCATGGCCGCCGTCGGCGAGGCCGCCTACCCGACCCCCAGCGAGCTGCTGGCGACGATCCTGGTCGCGATCGTCTTCGGGTACACGTCCCAGGGCCTCAGCCCGCCGAACGTCCTCCCGGGCTCCGACCACTACAAGCGCGCCGAGGCCTACTCGAACCGCATCGCCATCGCGATTGCGAACAACAAGATCTCCGCGGCCGCTTCCAACCCCCTCACCGCGGTGGGTTCGGACCTCATCGCGCTGGCGGCGATCTTCGGCCTCCAGCCGCGGCCCGCCGCGCCCGCCGCCGGCGCCGTCCTCGTCGCCGCGGCCTCGACGGTCACGATCCCGGCGGGCTTCGTCGGGACGAGCCCGGACGGGCAGGTCTACAAGACGATCTCCACGAAGACGGTCGCGAACGGCGGCAGCGTCGACGTCATCGCCCTCGCGCCCGGGTTCTCCAGCAACCAGGACCCCGGGACCAAGATCACGTGGAGCAGCGCGGCCATCGGGGGGCTCGCGCCCCAGGCCACCGTCGACAGCGCCGGCCTCGTGGGCGGCATCGACGCCGACAACGACGACCGCCTCCGCACGCGCCTCCTGCGCAAGCTCTCCGCTCCGCCCGTCGGCGGCAACGCCAGCTCCGTCGGGGAGTGGGCCGAGGCAGCCTCCGCGAGCGTCGAGGCGCCCTACGTCTACGCCGGCGTCCGCGGGCCCGCCTCCTACGACGTCGCGGTCACCGCGGTCGGCGGCACCCGCCTCCTCGCGGCGCCGACGCTCGCCATCGTCCGCGCGGCGATCCTGGCCCAGATGCCCGGCCAGAACGACCTCAACGTCACGTCGGTGACCGACCAGGCCGTGGACGTGGTGATCAGCATCGACCTCCCCCTGCCGCTCGGCGCCGGCGTCGGGGGAGGGTTTCGCGACGCCGCGCCCTGGCCGGCCGAGCTCGCCAAGGTCACCGCCTTCAACAGCGGGACCGGCACGGCCACGGTGTCCTCGACGGCGGGGCCAGTGGTGGGGCAGTCGATCGGCTACTGGGACCCGGCCTACGCCGACCCGGTGACCGGCATCGTCATCGGCATCATGCGCGAGGGCACCGTCGCCAGCGTGGGCGGCGGGGCAGGCGCCTGGACGATCACCCTGCAAGGCGCGTGGGTCGTCTCGCCGCTCGGCGGCTACCTGTCGGCGGGCGCCGTGTCGCTCGTGGCCTACGCCGCGGCCTTCGCTGCCGGCGTGGCGCTCCTCGGCCCGGGCGAGAAGACCAGCCTGCCGGACCTGCTCCCCGACGCCGCCCGGCAGCCCGCCACCGGCAGCGGTATGGCGCCCCCCAACCTCTCGCACCGGCTGCTCGATGCCGTCGACCTCAGCTTCCCGGAGGTGGCCGACATCGACTACGCGGCCACCTACACCCACGGGACGACGACGACGCAGACGGCGCCGATCGTGCCCGCCACCACCGCGGACCCGCCCGGCATACTCGTGCTCGGCAACCTCGCCTTCATCCAGTTCTGAGGCCGATAGATGACCCTCCTGCGCACCATCGGCTCGTACGCGTCGCCGAAGAAGAACGCGCGCGTCCTCGCCAACCCGCGGACGGACATCTGCCAGGCGGAGTGGAACCTCCTCGCCAACGACGCGGCGCAGATGACCCAGACCGCCACGAAGCTCTGGGCCCACTTCAACACCGCCCTCGCCAACGGCCCCGTCGGTTGCACCGGATTCGGGGCGCAGTGGGGCGCGGGCTCGGCCAATGCGCCCACGATCACGCGCACGGGCTCGGGCATCTACACCGTGTCGACACCGGCCAGCTGGGTGACGCCGGGCACGTACACCTTCAGCCTCGACCCGGACGGCGTCATCGTCACCTCGGAGCAGGTGATCTTCGTCGACGCGTCGGGCGGGCCGGACGGCTCGGCCACGCCGGCATGCACCGTGCGCGTGGACCGCAACGGCTACACGCTGACCGTCTACGTGCTCAACGGCAGCAACGCCCTCAGCGATCTCGGCGGCGGCGCCGCCATCCGCATCGAGGCGCGGTAGCCCGTGCCCCTGGGCTACCCGCTGGCGCTGCCGCTGGGCGGCGGGCCCGACGACATCGAGGTCGAGCAGGACGCGCTCCTGCAGGCCCTCGAGGACGGCCTCGACCCGACCGCTCCGGAGCAGCTCGCGCTGACGTACGCCGAGGCGCTCGGCATCGCCAACGTCTGGGCCATCAACCGGCGGCTCAGCGGCCAGCTCGACCCGACCCGCATGATCGAGACCCTGCCCACCTGGGAGGAGGCCTGCGACCTGCGCCCCCTCCCGACCGACACCGAGCCCGACCGGCGCGCGGCGCTCCAGGCGCGCTTCCTGGGGCTCGCCGGCAACGCGATCTCCCAGATCTACGGCCTGTGCGTCCGCCTCGCCGGTGCAACCTTCCTCGGGCTCGCGATGGTCGACCCCTCGACCGAGAACATCTACCTGCCCGGCATCAACCCCGGCCCGCCCGGCTGCGAGCGCGCCAGCGACCGCGCCGCGATCGCTGTGCAGCTCGTGCGCGGCGGCCTGCCCGACGCCGCGTTCCTCGACCTGGTGCGCCGCCTCCGCCTCGAGCTGGCGATCCTCGTGCCCGCTTGGATGAAGGTCGCCATCGGTACCTTCGAGGGCGGCTGTATCCCCGACGTCGCCATCCCCGACATGACCCTGATCTGACCCGCAGGAGCTCGCTCATGAACTTCGTCTTCTACGGCCCCCCGGCGCCGGAGGGCGGCCGCGAGGCCGTGCCGTTCACGGTCGCGCTGCGCGACGTCCCCCAGACGCCGGAGGGGCGCCTCCGGCGCCTCACCAGGGCCGCGGCCGAGGCCATCCCGACGGGGAGGGCCCTGCGCGCGCACGCCCTCGCCCAGATGGACGAGGGCGCCGAGGTGGTCGTGCTGGTGTGCGCCGTCGACTGCGCCTTCGGCCGGAGCTTCGTCGAGCGGCGCATCGGGCTCTTCGCGCCGGTGGCCGCGTGCGGCGTCTTCGCTTTCGTCCTCACGCTCGATGAGCTCGCGGGCTCCGTCGGCCCCCAGGCCGGCGCCGTGCTCGCGCAGATCCGCCTGCTCGAGGTCTACCCGGGTGACGAGGTGTGGGTCTTCGCCGTCAACGGGCTCCAGGGTCTCCAGCTCGACGCCCGGGTGATGCGCATCGAGGCGGCCCATCCGGCCTCGCCGCCGCCGCCGGCGGCGAGCTCGAACGCGGCCAGCCCCCCGGGCGGCGCGCCGGCCGCGAGCCCTCCGCCCGGCGAGCGCTTCGTCGTGCTCGACGAGCACGCCCCCGCCCAGGGCCACCCGGCGTGATCTGCGCCACCTACAGCCAGTGGCGGCGGTTCGCGGCGCTCGTGGGCGCGCCGATCGCCCGCGACGGCCTCCCCGCTTGGCCGGGGCCGCTGCTCGCGGACGGGAGCATCGACAACGTCGGGACGAGCTCCGGCTCCAAGCTCCGCGTGAACGGGTTCTCGTCGACGTTCCGGGTGGCCACCATGGGCGGGCACCAGTTCGCGCCCGGCGGCCCGATCGGCCCGCTCATCGCGCCCACCACCCTCGGCAACGGCGACACGTGCTGGCCGCTCAGCATCACCTGCACGCCCTCGCCCACCGACCACGACGCGGTCGCCGGCGTCCACGAGTACGACTGGTACGTCTATTTGCGCCGCGACGTGGGGCGCTACCCCATCGCCGGCAGCCCGACCCTCACCGAGTACGCGGCGCCGCCGTTTCTGGTGACGATGCCCGACGCCAGCGCGAGCGGGCGCATCCAGCTCATGCCCAACACGAGCGCCGTGGCGGCGCTGCTCCCCGGCCTCTCGGGCGCGGCGCTGCTCACGCCCGCGGCGTGGGCCGTGCTCTTCAACCACGTGCACATCTACGTCCAGCGGCGCGCCGACAAGGCGATCCAGTGGGCGAAGCTCTACCAGCGGTGATCCCATGAGCTTCGCCCTCTTCCCCTCGATGCCGTTCGTCGCGTTCACCGGGACGGTGACCAGCGCCTGGCTGAACTTCGTCCGCGCCGCGGTCGCCGACGCCGTCGACGGCGTCGGTGGTGGCACCTACAACCTCCAGGCCGGCCACACCCTCGACTTCCCCGCCGGCGGCGGCAACATCACCCTCGAGGCGCCCCTGGCGGTCACCGACGGGGATGTGCCGGTGGGCGGCCACCTCGACGTCGAGGGCACGATCCGGATCAACTCGGGCGGCAACGTCGACGTGAAGAGCGGCGGCTACGCCTACGTGCGCTCGGGCGGCCAGATCGACGTGAAGAGCGGCGGCGTCGCCGTCGTCGAGCCGGGCGGCTTCCTCGATCTCGCGGGCCAGATGATCGTCGCCGACTTCGGCTCGGGCGGCGGCAACGGCACCATCCTCCTCGGCGACGCCTTCGGCGGTGCTGGTCACCTGGTCGTCACCCAGTACGGCGACCTGACCGTGCAGGCGGGCGGCAACGTGTACGTCACCGGGACGCACACCAACCCGGCGACGATCACGCTCACGGGCGACAACAACAGCCCCGCCGGCGCCGCCATCGTCCTCACCGCCGGCGCCGGCTTCGCCTCGAGCGCCAACTCCCCCGTCAGCATCCTCGACCTGGTGAGCTGCACCCAGACGGGAACGCTGACGAAGAGCGGCGCGGGCGCCAAGACCCTCTTCAGGCGCTCCACCTTCGCGCTCACCATCGGCGGCACGGTCACGATCGCCGACCCGACCATCGCCGACTTCTGGGCGGTCACCAACGGCGCCTCGGGCTCGGGCATCGGCACCGTCGCGCTCAGCGTGCCCGGCGGCGCGGCCGACGGGCAGGTGGTCACCGTCTACGTGCCCGTCGGCGGCGTGGGGCTGGTCACGGTGAACGGCATCGACATCGGGCGCGTGACCACCGGCGGCGGAGTCGCCGTTACGAATAACCCGGCCCCCGCGTTCGCCATGTTCATCCTGACTGGAGGTGCGTGGCAGCCCTTCCTGAAGTCAGTCATCACGTACACGGGAAACGCTCCCGCGCAGCTCCAAGAATAATGGACATCATGCCCGTCCTCAGCGGCTGACGAAGGAGATGGTCTCCGAAGGAGCGTCCGTGCACAGGTGGTGATCCTTGTCCGGCGCCTTCAAGTCGCACTGCGCCGTCGCGATGCCGTTGAACGCGAACGTGTTCCCCACCACCGACACCGTTCTCGTGCCATCCCCGCAGACGTAGGTGGTCACGACGGACAGCCCCGCCAGCGTCTCCGGCGAGTCGTCAGGTAGCGCATAGGTTACCGTCTGCCCCGTGCTCTTGCACTCGGTGGTTACCGTGGTGTCAGCGCGCGCCGTGCCCAGGAAGATGAACGCGCACCCCGTCGCGCCGCTCCCGAAGGCGCACCCCACCGCCAACGCCACCAGCACCTGCATCCGTCTCGCCATCGCTCCCATCGCTTCCTCCCTCAGATCAGAACGCAGTCGTCCACGTTGCCGCGCCACCGCCCGGGATGCCCACGAACCCCACGCGCGCGCGCTTCGTCCAATCCATCCACGCGCTCCGCTTCCCGCTCCCGACGACCAGGAGCGGGATCCCCAGGGCGAGCAGGCCAGCGCCGAACGCCAGCGACATCCCGAGGCACGGCGTCCGCGCGCTCAAGCGGATCGCGTGCAGCTCGCAGAGCGGCGACGTCGCCAGGTTGCCGATACCGCCAGCGGTCGCCAGGCCGCCGACGACGAGCCAAGCGAGGCCCGAGCTTGGCGGGGGCGCAGCCGGTGTCGCGGGAGCCGGTGGCGCGCCAGCGCCCGGCGGGAACACCGGGGGCGGCATCAGCGGTGCCGGCGGGCTGGCGACCGCTGGCGGCAAGGTCGTTGCCGGCAGCACGGGCGCCACGGGGGTGGCCTCCTGGGCGTGGACCACGCTCGACGCCGCGAGGCCCGCGAGGAGCAAAAGATAAAACGGCTTGTTCATCGGAGTCCCCTGCGCTTACCGCGCCAGCGTCTTGCCGGTTGATCTCACGCAGAGCTCGCCGTCTACACCGCTGGGCTTCGCGTCAGGCCCAAGTCCCAGAGCAGCCGCGACCTTGTTGATCGAGCAGACGTTGCCAGCCAAGCCGCAGCGAAACAGTCGCTTGGTACACTCGACGCGCATCACGACCGCGTAGCCGTCGCCCGGTGCCGGCTGTCCGTCGCAGACGTCGCCGGGCAGGTCGCAAGCCGCCGTGAGCGTTCTGCCCGCCGCGGCTCGGCCCAGCCCCGCCTGATTCTTGTCAAGCCAAGCCAGCTCAGCGAGGAGCCACGTAACTTCGTGCTCCGCGAGCTTCCGGTGAGCGGCCTCGATTTCACGACCGCATGCGAGCCGCGCCAACGACTGCGCGAGCAATTTGGCGCGCTGGGTCTCGGCCAACGCGAGGAGCTTCGCGTAGCAAGCCCGGATGGCCGGCAGGCCGCGTGGGGTCTTGTCGCAGTCGTCGGCCTGTTCGGCGAAGTCGTCCGCCTGGCCGATGGGCCACACCTGCCGCAGTACGGTCACCGCCTCCGCTGCCTCCTCGTCGTCGGGGACCGCAATAGGGGTCGCCGCCGCGTCTGCTGGCTTGACGGTCGGAGGCGGGTTCTTTTCAGAGATCACGGTCTCCATGCGCCCACAGGCCCATGTTCCGACCACCAACAGGACGACCAAGCCGCTCCGTCTCGTCATCGCCGTCGCTCCTTCTTTCCGGGGGCGCTCATCGGCGGCGCCAGCTTCGAAGGTGGCGCCGCTCGGGCCGGGGACTTCTTCGCCGGTGACGCCGCAGGCGGCTCTTGAGCCTCCTCCACCCTGATGCCCTCGGCAGTGGCCTCGCGCTCGATCATCGCCGTGAGGTAGGACCCCATCGACGCGCTGCCGCCTACGGCGGCAGCCTTCTCCTTCGCCCGTCCGACCAAGCCATCAAGCAGGGCACGGGTGCGCCTACTGGCGCGAAACGTAACATTCGTCTCGGCCACCGTGGAACGGTCGACCTCCCTGGGTCTCGGCATGCCGTTCAGGTTACGCGGCGCGCGAGATAACGCAAGGCTTTAACCCGCAGAAAGCATCCGGTCAGAAAAACGCGCGCCGCGCACGTTAATGCCTTGCATGTTCTCGCATCATGTATCAGGCTTGTCTGAGCAAACAGACGGACTCCGCCAGCGAGGAAAGCGCTGGCGAGGTCCTGACCCTCCACCTCCTACGCAGAGGCATCGAGCTATGGCCCACGTACGCGCTTCTTCCGCGCCCGGCAACCCGCGCGCCCTCTCCGACCTCCTCGCCGACGCTACCGACCGCGCCCAGCGCATCGCCCGCCGCGTCGCCTCCCTCATCCTCGGCGCCTCGGCCGTCATCGACCAGGTGCGCGTCCGCCGGATCTCGCTCACGGCGTACGAGCTCGACGGCGCCACCGTCGCGGACATCACCGAAGTGGTGGCCGAGGTCTGCTACCTGGCCACCGAGCGGCTCGCCCTCGACGAGGCGCCCATCACCCTCGAGGGGCAGCGCCTCGAGGCGGGCCGGGTGGCCCGGGTCGCGGCGGGCCGGATGCTGCTCGGCTACAGCGCCCAGGGGCGCTACGAGCTGGGCGTCGCCGGCGGGCACATCGTCGCGCACTGGTACGGCACGGGCTCGCGCGGCCAGGCCCTCAAGATGTTCGCGGCCTCGCTGTCGATGCGCCACCTCACGGGCGAGGTGGTCGGCGGCCTGGTCCGGGTGAGCGGCCCCGCGCAGCTCGAGGTGGCGTGATGGGCGCCGCGGCCGAGACGGTCGTGGTGATCCAGGCGCCCTGCCGGCGCTGCGAGGCGGGCGACCCCTGCGTCCTGCACGACTCGCTGTTCATGGAGCTCCGCGACCCCGCGCACGGCGTCCCGGTGCGCGTCCGGCCCCGGCGGGCCGTCGTCGTGGCGCGCGGTCGCCGGCGCCGTAGCCCGCTGCGGGTGGCAGCTTGAGCCCCCACGACGGCGGCGCCGTCGGGGGTTTCCCCCCTGCCCTGCCCGCGCCCCGGGGCGACCTCAGCCGCGGCGAGCTGCGCGACGCCGACCTGGTCGAGCTGCTCCTCTACGCCCTCGCCGGCGACGACGACCCGGCGCTCGGTGCCGTGCGCAACGCGCGCCACCAGCTCGATGCGGTCGAGGCGCTCGCCGCCGCGTGCGCGCTGCGCCCCGGGGCCTTGGTGGACCCGGCGACCCTCGCGCCCGCGCTGGCGGGGGTCGTGCGTCGACTCGATATCGCGATCGAGCTCCTCGAGCGCCGCGCGCGCTGACCTGCGGGCGCGCCCCGGCGCGCGCCCGCCATGCACCCCGAGCGCGACGCGCTCAGCCCCGGCCTGCCTCCCTCGCGGAGAGCGGGCTTGCCGGCGTGGAGGTCGTTATGTCCCCGATCGTCGCCACCATCCTCAGCCTGTGCCTGTTCGAGTCCGCGCCGCTGCCGAGCGGCGGCGCCGTCCACCGCGTGACCCTGCTCGGGTACGAGCTCGCCGGCGAGGGCCAGGTCCTCGACCTGGCGGAGGTCCTCGACCACGCCGGGCGCGCGCCCATCCCTGCGGCTGCCGTCGAGGAGGCTCCGGCGGCCGCGGCGCCCGCGCCGGAGCCCGCCGGCGTCGTCCTCGAGGATGTTCCCGGGCTTGATGTCGCGCTCGTCGACGAGGGCGCCCCGCCTGCCCCGGCCGAAGCTGCGCTCGAGCAGCTCTTCGACGTCGACGAAGAGGCCCCCACCCCCGCCCCGGCAGCCGAGGATCTCGCCCCCCTCGTCGACGAGCCCGTCCTCGAGGAGGCCTCCGAGCCCGAGCAGCTCCAGCGCACGCTCGACATCGCCGCCGAGCTCGACTGCGACGTCCGGGTCCGCGGGTGCCTGGACTGCGACATGGCCCGCGCCCCCGGCGCCTGCACGCGCTGCCGCGGCCGCGGCCTCCGCATCTGGAGCAACGATGTGGAGGTCGGGCCCGGCTTCACGCCGAGCCACGCCGCGGAGTACATCGCCATCGCGGCCGCGCTCGCGGAACGCCGCCCCTCCCTCTCGGCGCAGGCCGACGCCGGCGCGGGCGAGCTGCTCTGCCAGCTCCTCCGGCGCGCCCCCGCCGGCATCCGCGCCAGGGCGACGGCCTGGTGGGACTCGGGGGCCATGGTCGCCGACCCCGACGGCGACGACATCGATGTCGTCAACGACGCGCCCGCTGCCGCGCCTCCCGCGCCCGCCCCGCCGGCGCCGCTCCCTCCCGAGCCCACCCCCGCGGCGCTGGAGCCCGACGCTTCCGCCGAACCCCAGGTCCAAGCTGCCGCGGCCCTGTGCTCGAGCTGCAACGGCGGCCGGCGTCGCATCCGCGGGGGCTGCGAGCGCTGCCAGATGCGCGGGGTCAGGGTGTGGCGGAACAACCTCGAGGTCGCCGCGCGCTTCGCGTGGAAGCCCGGCGGCCACGCCGAGCGGATCGCCGTCGTGGGCGCGCTGGCCGATCTCCTGCCGACCCTGCCGTCCGAGGCGATGCGCGGCGCGCTCGACCTCCTCAACGTCGTTCTGCGCGACGCGGAGCCCGACACGCGCACCCACGCGCTCCGGCTCTGGAACGCCGGACGCGAGCAGATCGGCGCCGCGTGATGGCTTCCGGCAAGCATTCGCGCGCGGTACGGAGGCCTTCATGAGCGACAAGCCCGTGCCCAGCCTCGCCGCCCTCCGCGTCCAGCTCCTGCAGGGCGCCGAGCTCGCGCTCGGCAAGGTTTTCGCCGCACCGGATGCTCCCGAGATGGCGCAGCACCTCCACGCGGCCGCGGCGGCGTTCGCCGCGGCTGCCGGGATGAGCGCCGACCTCGCGGCGGCGTACGACCGACGCGACCGGAAGAAGCCGTAGCAGCGCAGCGATCGCCGCCCGCCGGCGGTTCTCCCCGCTTTCCCAGCTCTCGCCTTCCCCGCGCCCTGCGCGCCCATCCCGGGCACGCGGGGCGTCGTCGTTTCTGGACCCCGTTCCGCGCGCCCTCGAGGGCGCGCCCGTGGAGGACCTCGTGGAGAGGATCTCGCTGCCGCTGTTCGTCGACTTCGCGCTGACCGCTGGCCCCGCGCGGGCCGCCGCTGTCCAGGCCTCCAAGGATCGGCGCTACGACCACCTGACCGACTTCTACAAGCCGCTGCGCGAGGCCATCGTCGCCATGCACGTCGGCGGGCACCCGGACGCGGTCCTCGACGCGCTCGTGCCCTCGCTCGTCGACGAGCGCAAGCGGCGCCTCTTCCCGCCCCTGATCGCGGGGTACCGCGCCTTCGCGGCGGCGTCGCAGGCGCTCCGCTGGATCTTGCCCCCACGCGCGGCCGTCTCGCTGGGCGAGCTGGAGATCGACGTCGCGCCCGAGCTCGCCTTCGAGGTCGCCGGCGCCCCGCTGATCCTCGCCACCTGGTGGCCCACCGAGCCGCTCCCCCAGAAGCGCGTCGACCTGGTCGTGGAGCTGCTCGGGCGGGCGCTCGGGGCCGCGCACCCGGGCGCCGTCTTCGGGGTGCTCGACGTCGCCGCGGGCCGCGTGCGCTCCGCGCGTGGCGCCCACGCTCCGCTCCACGACGCCTGGCTCCGCGCCGAGGCGGCCGCGTTCTCCACCCTCCACGCCGCGATCTGA